GCCGGCGGGCGCTGTCCGTGCAGGCTCCGCGGCGCGTCCAATGGCGGTCGGCGTCCGCCGCGGTCCCAGCTTGCTGCTGCCGCCACCAGAAGCAAGCTGCCGCCGATACCTTGGGCTGGTCCTCCCTCCCTCCCTCCCCCCGGGCAACGGATGCCCGGAACCCACCCGACCATGCGAACGATAGGCGAATCCCGGCCACAATCTGAGCGTGATGATGTAGATATGCTCCGAAATGATGGATAAGTCTTGTGTTTACAGCACATGCCAAGGTTACATAATGGTCATTATCGAAAGCTGGAAACTGAATGCAAGTGTTGTGCCAAACCCCTAAACCCTGTTAATACTCTGTAAATGGCCCTAGGATCGTTTGGGATGTGCCCGGGCCACTACCGCACCACCCAGGACCAAACGGACGATCCTGGGGCATCCTGGGGCCACAAATCCAGGACAGGCTCTACTTGCGCGGGTGACGCCGAGCCGGGGGTTGGGGCAAAATGCGTCTCTCTCTGTCTACTTTTTAGCCACTCTTGATTATTTCGGCGATGTAATGATAGATATACTGGGCCTTGTGAGTTTTCCCTTGGTCCTGAGGCTTGGGTGTTGAGGATTCTGGGCAATCAGTCCATCAAAAGAGGTAGAGATCCAATCAACAGACAAAATCCAGGACAACAACAAAACAAATAATTAAACAAATCATTTCAATCAATTCATTTCTATACATTCGTGCAATTCTCCCATACGTGTGCAGGTAATCATTTATCTCTATAAAACGCGTATGCGTGCATAGGCATGCCCAGGACACGATTGTATGGTTTTGTCCTGATTGGATCCTTAGTCTGAATTATTTTTCAGGTTGGGGTCTTGACTTTTGCCTGCACGGCCGTAATTTGGTATTGCCGAGGGAATCGACCCAACGCCAAAGCGGAGGTATGCCATGAAAGAGCTCGCGTTTGAGCTGATCTGCCTCATCTACTTCCTGGTCACCGGACAGGATGGGTTGTGATGGGCGGGGTGTGTAATGGATCTTAGCGGCGGAACACAACAGTCATTCCCCTGGGCCGAGTATCAGCCCGAGCTGACAATCCCGGCCGAGAACCAGGACAAAGAAATTCCCGCGGAAGAATTCATCCGGCTCTACTTCCCGGCGATGGTGATAAAATGAGCATCGACTGGTGTTTCGGCTCGAAACAGTGGCAGGAGTATTATCACGGCCGCAACAATGGGCACCGGGCCAAGGGTGATCGTGCTGCGCGGGCCCGGAAGGCATCCCTGGCCGCAATCAGGCCGCGGGCCATGGCAACATGGGATGAACAGCGATCAAACGACCTGAGGGCCGAATCTGAGGCCCTGGCCGCCCTGGAAAATGCATGCCTGGACCTGTCCCTGGACCAATGGAACGAGGATCACGAGACCCCGGCCGCAATGGCCAACGCCATGAGGTGGATGATGAGCGAGAATCTGAACATCGAAGAGCCTGGACAAGACGCCTATGACTACTGGGCCCTGGTCTGTTTCGAGCTTGCCCTGGAGGACTGCGATATGGAGCTGGCCGACGCCCTGGAGACCCTGGAATCCCTGGAGGTAGCATCATGAGCGCCATGCGACATCTTGGGCAATACATCTGGACGGCACCAGGGAAAGCTCCTCATGCCGTCCATGTCTACTCTCTGGCCGTTCCTGGCACGAGCCAGGACAGGCTTTACCGCTGGTCGGTCGTCGCCGGGCGCTACTTTCCCCTGAGGCGATCAGTCTTTGAATCCCAGATGGTCCCCGTTGAGGGAGGGGGTAGGCCATGAGAACCTTCAGTCAATTCCTCGAGTCCCAGGGCTTCCAGGCTGACGCATGCGAGGATCTTGAACACCCCGACTTCTATCGACTGGCAGAACGCCTATACCTGACATTGGAGAGGATATCGCTCATGGCGTGTCGGTGCGTGGATGATGGTACGCCTTGCAGTGGTTGCACCAAGACAGGCCGTGAGGCGCCCAGGGTGGCTTGGGCCGCCATCAAGCCGATCCATCCGGAGATCCCATGAAACTCGCCGAACACAATGCCGCTTTTGGGGCGAAACGTCGCCCGGACGAGATCGTACTGTGTAACACCATGGGCTATGGTGAGATCAGCCAATACGACAGCCGATGTTCCTGGTGCTGGCTTGGGCACGATCACCGCTGGGCAACCCATGACCAGAGCATCAATACATTCTGTGCCTGCGAGGCCGACCATGCTGGGAAATGAGATCATACTCGACACCCCCGCCATCCTTGAGGCCCTGGATGGCCACAACGAAAGCTACAACCTAGCCGCCCGAATGGCCGCCCGTGACCTGCGAGGCATGCCAGTACGGGCCCTGCCTGTGGTCACCGGCAACGCCTGTCCCCCAAAAATCTTCGTGCTGGTCCGACTCCGGGCCATGTTGATGAGGTAACCCATGAACAACGTTGCGAACACAATACTGAGTCAACTTGGCGGCGGACGGTTCCGCCTGATGACTGGAGCCAGGGACTTTGTGGGATCCAACAATAGTTTAGCCTTCGCCCTGCCGCAGGGTTTCGCCAGGGACGGTATCAACCGGGTCCGAATTGTTTTGGACGAAACGGACACCTACACAATGCAGGCCCTACACGTCAACATGAAGGGCGCCAGGAAAGGTATCGCGTCCATCGTCCATGAGACATCCGACCTTTACACAGAGGACCTCCAGCGGATCTTCACGGACTGGACCGGCCTCGATACCCATCTTTGATATGGAGCCTTCATGCCCGGACGAGCCCATTTCTACGCCCTTGACACCCGCAACCACGAGCTTGCGCTCTGGCGGTTCAGATTCCGCCAGGAGCGGGACCGCTGGGTGCAGGACGACACGCGCAGACACGCCCTCCACCAGGACATAGCCAAAGCCTGGCAGACGCGGATCGAAAAACTGCATGCCGCCGTGTTCTACTGGCGCCCGTTTATGGTTGATGGTGGGGGCACGGGTGAGCTTTGGCATCCTGCCGCGCCAAACCACAGGAGCTAACATGCCCAAACGCTGGGGAAAACGCACAGCGAACCTGACGGACGACCGCCTGGAGGAACTCCTGGAGTTCCGGATGCCCGATTTCAAGGTCTTGGCGCACCGCTGGGACTGCTCTGCCCGGTATCTGGAGCACGTCTGGCACAGAGAGACGCGGCGGCTCCACAAACGCGAATCACCAAGAAAGAACAGCTTGGCGATCCTTCGGCGAAAGCCTTGATTGCAAATCCGTCTCGACTTATCTTGGGAGTGCAGCAGGAAACGCCGTTTGGCCAAAGAGGGTAGAAATGATAGATAACTGCATCGCGCATTGGTTCAAAACAACCAGAGTCCCCGGCGGATGCACGGTCAAGCGCATGTTTTTGCGCTTCCGGCATCAACACCTAGGTGAGCCCGTATCTGAGGCCAAAATCGAACGGATCATGAAGGATCTTGAGGCCCGCGGCGAGGCCGAGCGCTACGGCGCCTATTGGTGGCCGATCAAGCTAACCGGCGCTGCCGCGTGAAAGGAGAAACATGAAAAACGAGCAGGCCCTTGGGTCCGAGTGCAGCGCCGGGTTAGGCGGTGCCGAATGATGAGGAGAGAGTATGAAAGTGATGATTGATGACGTTGAGTACATACCGGCAGAGCCCGCGCTCGACCTGTTTGGAGACGGGGTGAAACACGCCTGCAAGATGCTAGTGAGATACATGGAACGCGAGAATGTGGACCTGTTGGACATGGGAGCCGTTGAACTAACGGCGATTGTTAGAGCAGAAATGAAACGTGACGCCTAACGGCTCAAGCTCACCGGCCCAGCCGCCAGCGAATAGATAAAAGGAGATGAGATGAACGAACCTGTAAGCAAAACTGATGAGTTGCCAGTCACGGCTGGGTCCGAGTGCAGCGCCGGGTTAGGCGCGTGCTGCTTTGTGGATGGGAAATTGACCGACGATCCATACCCCACAGCCGAACAATGCACCTGTGGCGGGAATCTCGAATTTGAGTATGGGTTTTGCCGACACGGGCTCGGGGTTTTCGAACGGTGCGTGGATTGTGGCACGGTCTTTAACTTTCACAAGGACACGGGCGGATGACGCCTAACGACTGAGTTGATTCTGTCCAGAAAGGTGAGCCATGTCTTACAATCCAAAATGGTGGCGCATCTGGAAACGTGCCGCCGTGAGCAAAAACTCCCGCACCACGAAAGCATCAGAACGTCGCCTTCGCTGGCAGTGGCGGCACGCCGCGAAGCGCGGGCGCTGGATAGCTGACGTGATATACGGCGGAATCCGTCATCCCAGGCACTGATGTCCAGGAGCAAGCCATGAGCCTCGTGCCTATTCCACCACCTGGAGATATAGAGATTGAAATTAACGCTCTCCGAGCCCGCGTCGCAGAACGGGAGGCATTAATGAAATGTAAAAGGCACATAACAGTGAATGGCAGGTGCCCCGAGTGCCTGGAAGCCCGTGTAGTGGAACTGCTGGAAACGTTAGACCGCTACCGCAATGCACTGGAAGAACTCTACGGGGCGTCCATTGCCATGAACGAAGTTAATCTTCGCGGGTTCATTCGTGAAACCGTGAAAAACAGCATTGACACCTAACGAAAGAGCTTAACTGGCGCTGGGGTTCGGCGCCTTGGAGGAACCGACCGGACGCAGAGCCCAGCGTCCGGGTAGAACGAGAGGTTAAGCGCATGTGGAAGGTGTCTTGGCTTTGGACATTCTGGGCCATCGGTATTGTTTGGGATGCCCCGCACTACTGGAGGCATTGGGGGAAGTTCATCGGCCTCCATTTGGGGCCATTATGGATCGCGTATCACTCGGAACGAGACTATTTCGACACCTAACGATTGGCATAACCGGCACGTGGAACACGTGTCCGTGTTCAAGGAGTGGTTAGACCGATTGGGAGAAATCTATGGGACTTACTCTTGCGCCAACGACCTATGAAGAAGCCTGTCATTTCGTTGGTTTGCATCACCGGCACCATACCCCGCCGCAGGGCTGGAAATTTGGCATTGCTGCCTGTCTTGACGGAAAGGTCGTCGGAGTAGTGATGGTTGGCCGCCCCGTTGCCCGCCATGCCGATGACGGCTGGACGCTGGAGGTTACTCGATGCTGCACCGATGGGACCCAAAACGCATGTTCGACGCTTTACGCAGCTGCTTGGCGAGCTGCGAGGGCACTTGGATACCACAGGCTTATCACGTTCACCCTGCCACAAGAAGGAGGCGCAAGCCTTCGTGCCTCGGGTTGGCGGGAACTTTACCGAACGAAGGGCGGGTCTTGGGACCGCGAAGACCGGCCCAGGGTAGACAAACATCCGACCCAGCCAAAAACACTTTGGGAAATTACGGATCATAAGGAATCGGCCTAACGTATGGAGTTAACCGGCGCTTGGGCTGCCGGACCTAGAAACTTGCCGGACGCCACAAGCCCAAGCGTCCGGGTTGAACGCCTGGTTAGGCGTGTGGAGAACAAAATGGATTTTGATCGATTTGAACGGAACCACAACCGCGCGATGCGCTTCGGTTTCTTGGCAGTGATCGTGAACGCTGCACTTGGTCTTGGACTTTTGGGAACAATCATCTGGGTTGCCGCGCATTTCTTGAAGAAGATTTGGTGAAGCCTAACGCCCGGAGATAACCGGCGCGGGACGGACGAATGGATGAGCTGGCGGTCAAATCCGCGTCCGGTTCATCGACTGGTTAGGCCGCACGGGACGAGATGTTAAGAAATCCTTTACAACTGGAGGAACGATGGGAGCGAAGATTAGCGATGTTCTAAGGAAAGAAGGGCATCCTGGTTATGCCATTGATGTAGCCGCTCTTGAGAATTTGGTGGTGAAACTACGGAATGACCTTGAAGCCATGACCGCCCGTGCCGCCATCAACGGCAAGATTGCGATGCGCTATCAAGACGCCCTGGAATACGTTAGGGACTACAGCAATGACCCCGGTGTTGTTCAACGTGCCAAGGATGAACTGGGTGCGGCCTAACGCCCCAAGCTAACCGGGGCAACAGCCAGCACCAGCTTGCGGGGAGATTGGAAGGACGAATGCATGAAGGAGGAATCCTGTAAGTGGCTGTTGGCTCCGGTTGAGCGTGAGGTTAGGCGGGGACGAAAACTTGAGGAGAAGGACCATGGATGAAACCCAAACCATTGAAGTGAGGACATCGGATGACTACTACCGGCTGAAAATGTTGGTAGCAGAACGGGACAAATACAAGAAAGCATTAGTGAGGATCCAGGATGTGTGTTTTGGATCCAGTTCCCAATCGGAAGTTGAACATTTTGCCTATAACACGTCGAAGGCTGCATTGGACGCCTAACGAACCAAGCTAACCGGCGCCGAAGGCGTCCGGTTGAGCGCGAAGGTTAGGCGGGCCAGCACAAATGAAAGGAAATTCGATGACGATTGACGAACTGAAAGCACTGGAACGGAAGGCAACTCCTGGACCATGGGACAATCCAGAATGGGATGCCGTAGAGCGTTTCTATGACGTTTGCGCGGGAATTGGTAGTGAACAGCATCAAGTATTTGTCACTCAAGATATTTGCAGCAAGAATGCAGGAGAAAACGCCAGGTTTATCGTGTCTATCCGCAATCTTGTGCCCGAGTTCCTGGCGCTGTGGGAAGCCTGCAACGAACCTGCGCCCAGAGCGGATAGAGGCGCTGAATGGATGGAACGGATCGTCCATGCTCGGAATGACCTGAATTTTAAGGCAGCAAACATGGACGCCTAACTTTGAATTAGGCGAACTGGACGCGCTCCTAAATTAGAGCAAACACATACTGCGTCTCAACACAAACCCAACAAAATCAACACGGAACCGCCGTAAAAACAGGTAAATGAGACCGGATGGAATATGAGCAAAATAAGCAACGCCAGAGCGGCGAAGGTGCTGGACAAGCGCCTGGAATTCCTCGAAGAATACATCCGCAGCTATGAGTCTGAAACCGGGAACGCCTGCGGGTTTGCCCGAGAGGAATTCAGGGCACTGACCCAGGCCACGGTGAGCTTGGGGCACCCCACGGAACGCACCGTTCCCAAATTGGAGAGACCATGAGCGAACAACAAAGCATCGACCTGAGTCTTCAGGCCGAATCCCTGCGAAACAAGGGGGCGGCCATCCTGGGCAAGATGATTCCAGACGCGGACAAGGGCATGATTATGGAATTCATGCACTGCGCCATAGGGTCCGCGCTGCTTGAGATCATGTCTATCCAGGCGTTATACCAAGAACCAGTGCCCGAAGAAGATCCTGCCGAAGGACTTGGCGGGACGGACTAGGAGCGAATCGTGTCCACAAAATGTTGCCTGCTCACCAAGAATGGCCCCAGGTTTTTCGACCGGCTCCAGGATCTCGAAGCCTACGCCAAGGAACATGGGCTATGGGACGAAGAGAACTGGCGCGAGTCCATGAACGCACTACTCGAAAAGGAGAAACAAAATGTCAACAACGCCTGAAATCAAGATCCCGTGTTTCCACCCAGGAGTCTTCGCCATCGCCCTGGCGCTTCAAAACACCTTCAACACCCAGGAAGGTTTCGACTTCGTACCTGAAAAGGTCATGAAGGACACCCTGGAAGGGAGACCCGTGCTCGACTTGGTCAAGGGGTATGAGCTGGCGCAGTGGTGGGATCTCATGGCGCGGGCCTACCCAGAGACCAACAAACTCAAAATCACCACCGTGATGGCCTGCGAAGGCGCCGTGATGGCCAAGCCTGTAACCGAATCCTTTCTGCATTTCCAGGTAGCCGTGGATCCGGTGAACATGGTGGATCAACTGTGCCAGAAGTCCGTCGGGTATCTGTGCAAAGCATGGCCCGACTTTTTTAAGGCCGCTTCCAGCACGAGGGAACATCGGATTGCATCTGAAGCCACGGCTGGCGACAACATCTCGCCATTGCTTCGCGGAAGCGAGGAGGTTCAATGAGGATCTTCACAAGCATGGGCGAGATGCAGGTCCAGCTTCAACGTCTGCACGATCTGACCAGTAGGCCATGCTGGGGCGCAGATGGAACACCTTTCCCGGAACACTTGCCCATGGACAAGATCGTGGAGCGGTGCGCGATCAATCTGGAATCACAATACGAAAATGCCGGTGAGAACCTTGTTCGACGATTAGACGACATGGCGACCACGATTTCCACCGGGCTTATGAAGATGGTCCACGCCATGCCTGGGACATCAAGCACGGACAATAACACGAGAGCATTCTACGTATTCTTTGGTGCCTTCTGCTTCGCCGAACTGCCTACCCAAGAAGAGGCCGACCAGTGGATAGAGGAACTATTAGATACCATCAAACAGTTCGCCATGGCCCAGGTCCACGAATCCTTTTCTGCCGCCTTAGACAATCGCCCCGCCAACTACATCGACCCCATGACCATGACTATCGGAGGAATCTATGAGGATTCTGAAACTACAGGCTGACAACTTCAAACGACTGAAGGCCGTTGACATCACCCCGAAGGGGGCCATTGTCCCGATCACCGGCAAGAACGCGAACGGGAAGACCAGTGTCCTGGATGCGATCTGGGCGGCCCTGGGTGGGGCATCTCACATCCAGTCCGAGCCTATCCGGAAGGGCCATAACAAGGCCAAGATTCGCCTGGACCTGGGTGAGATCGTCGTCACACGGTCCTTCACCAAGGGCGGGACAACCCTGGCGGTCGAGAACAGCGAGGGTCTGCCCTACAAGAGCCCCCAGAAGATGCTCGATGATCTAGTGGGGGCACTGAGCTTCGACCCTCTGGAATTCACCCGGATGAAGCCGCGGGACCAGTACGACACCCTGCGGGCCCTGGCCAAGGTGGAGATCGACATCGACAAACTGGATGCCCAGAACCGGGCGGACTACCAGCGTCGAACCGACATCAACAGGGATGCCAAGCTGCTTCGAGCCCAGGCCTTCGGGATCCCCACCGTGGAGGATCCCGGTCCCGCCGAGGACAGCGTGGAAGTGTCCGATGCGCTGCGGGCCCTTCGTGAGGCCAAGGACGAGGCCCGGGCCCAGAATGACAATCGCGCCGAACTGGAATGCACCATCGAGGCCAAGCGGGCCATCTTCACCCAGAAGCGGCAAGAGCTGGTCGAACTGAAGGAGTCCATCTCTGCGCTTGAGGACACCCTGTCTTCCATCCCGGTGACCGCAGACACCATGGCGCTCGACAGCCGGATCCTAGAATTGGAGACCACCCTTGCCCAGGCCAGCGCCCGAGCAGAGGCCAGGAATGCCCACCTTTTGACGATCCAACGCAAGAAGGACCTGGAGACCGCGGCCGAAACCAAGGAAAAGGAATCCGAAGACCTTACTGCGGCCATGGAAGCGCGAGAGAAGGCCAAGCAGGACGCCATCGCCAGGGCCGACATGCCCATTCCTGGTCTGTCGTTCGGGGAAGGCATGGTCCTATTCAATGGCGTGCCCTTCGATCAGGCATCCAGCGCAGAACGACTCAGGGTTTCCACGTCCATCGCCATGGCGGCCAACCCAAAGCTGCGGGTGATTCGCATTGAGGATGGGTCCCTGCTGGACAGCGACTCGATGGATCTGCTCACCCAGCTCGCCACCGAACACGACTTCCAGGTGTGGATTGAGGTTGTGGACGGTTCTGGCAAAGTCGGCGTCTTCATCGAGGATGGGGAGGTCAAAGCCGACAACCAGGACGCGGCAGAGAAGGACGCCCCGCCCGAGACCGAACGGACGTTGAACGAAACAGAACTGCCGTCAACGAACGTTGAACGGACGTTGAACGATCTCGACATTCCCTGAACGACCGTTGAACGTACGTTAAAAAAAGGGGCCCGATTGGCCCCCTTTTTAATGCCTTCTGTGTAGCAACCATTCAGACCACCAGTAATGCGTTACCGCCATCAGCCAGATGGCCACAATCAGTAGGGCGACAACGAGTTCCATGGCAGACTCCATGAGGGCACCGCTGGCAAGATTGGCCAGGGTTATTTCGGCATGGTTGGGTAGGTGGGTTCAGCCTCGGCCGCCTGGATCAGGAACCCAGGGCAAGGGAAGTCATCATTGCAGTAACGCTTACGAACTGATCCGGTCACGATCCTGGAGTCATCCGCCCAGAGGATCCCATTGAGAGCGTCGCACACCAGCTTGCCGTAGTTGTCCCAGTCCGGGCGGCCCGTGGGCACCGGGAACTTGATGGCAGAGGCCTTGGTCTTGGGGCGAAGCACGAAAACCCAGATGAGCACATTGAGGGCGCAGTCCAAGGGAGGGTTGCGCCACTGTGATCCCACTACCTGCTGGACCAGGGTTTCCGCGGTGGCTGTCTTCTTGGGCGTGAAGGAGTGGCCGACCTTGGTGACCCGAGCCCTGCCCTTGGGGACCGGAGTCATGTGAACAAAGAATTCAGCTATCATTTACCGACCCCCATTCGGACGACCCACCGGATGCACACGGAAGGGATGTAGTGTTTTCGGGCGAGACCGGGCGCCGTCACATAGGGCATACCCATGTCCACCCATTTCTGGAGAGTCTTGTAGCAGGGTGGGGACGAACAGCACCCGGCCGGCCCCGCCATGATGATGGCCAGGGCGCGGCCTGTTACTGGACGTTCTCTTCTGGCCATGTTCACTCCATCGGGATATCAAGAGTCCCGCGGGCGCCAGCCTTCTGGATCGCATCGCCCGTTTTCGAGGCCTGGGCTTTCGCGCGTTCTGCGGGGCTGGCTTGCTCCAGGTTTGTTTTGGGGTTACCGCCCTGGGCAGCATCCGAAGACGGCATAGCGGCGGAATCCTGCGAAGCGGCCGCGGGTTTCTTGGACTGCTTCTCGGAGGCCTTGGCGGCGGATGCCTTCATGGCGGATTCCCGATCCTCCTCCACAGCCCGAAGAACCTCGGACCAGGAAGCATCGCCTTCTCGCACGGCGGTATAGACCCCGCGGAGAGACTGAAGTTCGGCTGGGGTCACCGTGGAAATTTCGTGGCCCAGGTACTTCTCGATCTGGTCGGGCATGATGTTCTGTTCCTGGAACGCATCCAGAACCCTCTTCAAGGCAGCCTTGGGGTCCGCACTGTCCCGGCTGTCCAAGGTTTTCTTGATCTGCTGGATGGCATCTTCCTTGATGTCGGACGGGAACAGACGCATGATCGCATCGCGTCGGGCCTTGGCCACCATGGCGGCCTGCTTCGCCTGGAGATCGTCGTCCGTGGCCTGGACCAGGTAGACAACCTTCCCGTTGGAGTTCATGCGCTGGCTCAGGACAGTCTGGCCATCCTTGGGCTTGGAGCGTTCGACAGTCTTGGGGACCACGATGATCGAGGAATCCGTGTTGTTGCTCTCCAGGTCCATCAAGGCGAACTGGACCACGCGCTTGTCGTCGTTCTCGAAGACCACCTTGACCTCGCTCAGGGTGTTCTTCATGGCCCGGACAGCCTCTTCGGCGAACCGAATGGATGGGCCCTCGGCGTAGTTCTGGACCCACTGGCCGTTGACCTCCTTCTTCCCCACGGGCTTGCGGTAGAGGGCCTGTTCGGCAAAAGTGGTGCGCTTGCATGCCTCCAGGATGACGGCTCGGGTTTGGTGCAGATTCCTTGGCAGCTTCATAGCCAGGAGACATCGGGCTTCCACCATGGCTCTGGCCTCGGCTTCCTGGGCGCGTTCCGCGGCGTTGACCTGGTGCGTCTGCAAGGTATTGATTTGGGTCACTTCCAACTGATCGTTCACATTTAGCTCCTATCGCCAGTAAGGGTGTAGCCGCGGAGTCGCGGGCTCGGGTTTGACGGTCGTGGTGTACTTGGCCTTGATTTCCTGGGCCAAGCGGATGAAGTCCGACATCACCCCATCGGGAAGCCGGAGATTGGGGACCTTGGTGAGCAGGTCGAACCAGGCGGGCTCGGCGGCAAACTCGTCATGCTCGGGCTTCTCTTCGGGCTTCTGGTAGGTGAAGGAACCCTTGGCATGCACCACCTTGGTAGCCTGGTTTCCGGCAATCCAGCTGGCAATCTTCCCCGCCAGCTGACGCTTCAGGGCGTCCATGCCGTTGATCTTGTCGCTCAGTTCTTTGTATTCCTCGGCCCATCGCTCAAGCATCGGATCGGCCTCGACCGCGATACCCTTCTTCCCGCCATGGGCCATGGCCTGATCCGCGACGGCCTTCATAACCATCTCGGGGCTGAAGAATTCAATCGGAGGCTGGAGCTTGGGCTCGATGAAGTTCTGCCAAAAGTTGATCCCGTTCTGGCGCATCATCCCGAAGAGCTCTGGGTCGAAAGTGATGGGGTAGTCCCTCTGGATCCGGTTCTTGCCCAGGAATAAGCAGCTCAGGACACCATCATCGAAACCCAGGGTGCCGATGTAGTGGTTCACTTGACCCAGGTAGTAGATGGGCACAGAATTGGGCTCGCAGTCTTCTCCCCATTCCGTGTCGTGACGATACAGCTGCTCCTCTCCGGCGGTCTTGCACTCCAGGACACGCTTCTGGTTGGCGTAGAGCCTGTCTGGATTGGCAGCGATGAAGTCAAACTCAGGGTCAAACACGGGGTCCGGGTGCTCGACAAGCTGGGCAGAGAACCGGCGAGCATGGCGCATGGCCACCACCGGCTCGAGATCCCGCCCCATTTCCATGGCCGGATTGTCCTCGGTCGTGTTCCCTTTGACCTTCTCCAGCCACACATCCCCGGGCTTCTTCCACTTCGAGAACCCGGAGATCGCTACCAGGTCGGTTCCCCCCAGGTAGGTTTGACGCAACTTCAGATCAAGCATGTCTCCTCCTTGGTGACAACTCCAGCATAGGCACGTCCGGTGGATAGTCAAGCAGGTTCGATTTGTTTCGATTTGATTCGATTTCATCTCAATGCTTGACACATGGTAAAGTAGTCCTATCTTGGAATATGCGCTAAGGTTAGCCTCGGAGGTATGATGGAAGATCATGAACCAAGCCTGAACCCGAGGGCCGAACTTGAGCATGTCGCATCCCTGGCCCCCGAGCAAAGGCCAGAGAGACTCACTCTCTTGAGCCAGGACGACAGCATGCTCTGTGCTTTTGGGAAATGGTACTTGGAGGATTCAGTAGGGTTCTCGACGGCCATCGCTCGCATTTCTCAGCTGAAGCCCAGGCTGCCCAATCGAATCCTGGACGCCTTTACCCGCGCCGTCGAATCGGCATCCCTGGGTCTTGGCCGCAAGGTAGGCACACACCCTGTTCCCCTGGGTTCGCTTCTCCCCCACGCGCAGGGGGATGACCTTCTCGTGCCGGCCGGGTACACCCTGGAGACCACGGGGACCTACCGGGTGGACAGGCGCAGGGGCAAGGAACTGATCGCTCATTATCCCATCATCCTGGAAGGCTACGTTCGAGACGTTGAGCAGTCGGCGAGTCTGGTGGTGGTGGCCTGGAGGGCCGGAACCGAGTGGCGCCGAATGGCCATTACCCGGGAGACCATGGGAGTATCTCCGGACCTGGCTCGCGTGGCCGGACAGTTCGGAGCCCCCATTCATTCAGGGAATGCGACATCCCTGGTGGCCTACTTCAGCGCCTTCGAGGCCCTAAATCTGGCGAAGTTCGAGGAGACCAAGGGCATGTCCAGGATGGGGTGGACGCCGGAGCTCGACGCATTCCTGGTCGGGTCCAGGCTTATCACCCAGAGCGGGGAAGAGACTATTCAGAGCCCCTCTACCCTGAAAGAGGGATGGGGCAAAATCCAGCGAGTATTCGTGCCCAGCGGGAACGAGGTAGGGAAGATCCTGTCCGGGTACCACAGGAAGGGAACCCTGGAACACTGGCAGGAGGCCCTGGACATCGCCAAGGAACATCCGCTCGCGCTCACCGGCATCTATCTTTCCCTGCTCCCCCCCCTCATGCAAATCTTGAGCGCCGACAACCTGGTGTTCGAGTGGTCTGGCCGGTCATCTGTCGGCAAGAGCACGGCCCTGTCTCTGGCCGCAAGTGTGTGGGGTCAGCCCAGATTGAACCTGGACCCATCCATCGTTTCTTCCTGGCGCGTGACAGATGTCTATGTGGAGCGCCTGCTTGCCACCATCGGAGACCTTCCTATCTTCCTGGACGACACCAGAACGGCGATAACCTCGCGCAAGAACGGCATTGATCCCGTCCAGGTCGTCTATGACGTGGTGGCCGGCACCACCAAGGGCCGCGGGACCATCGACGGAACCGAGCAGAAGAGGGCCTGGAGAACCGTGCTTCTATCGACGGGAGAGGACCCCATCACCGGCAACAGCACCAAGGGGGGCGTGTTTGCCCGGTCCTGGGCCATCAACGCATGGCCCTTTGGGGAGGTCAGTCCTAATTCTGCGGCTCGAGTACTGCGAATCGAAACCGTCATCGGGTCGAACTATGGGCACCTGGGCCCGATTTTTGTCCAGAAGCTCATGCGGCAACGGAAGGTCTGGCCCAAGTGGAAGGCCATCTATCAGGATCTCCGGGACAACTACGGGACCAAGGGTGTAGCAGGGGACATGGGGGGCATCACTGGGCGACTCGGGAAGAACCTGGCAGCCATTGAACTTTGCGCCAACATTTGTCGATCCGTCCTCCCGGAGATCTTTGCAGACGTAGAATTCAAGAACACCATCGCCGAATTGTGGCGGTGGGCTCAGGTTGAGGGCGCCGGAATCGACACCTACCAAGAAGCGGCCTTGTCCCTCCGGAATCATGTGGCCAGCAACCAGTCCAAGTTCTACTTCCGCGGGCGCGAAGAACCCAAGGACAAGTCAGGATGGTGGGGAGTGTGGCCGCTTCCTTCTCCAGGAAACATGGCGCCCTCAGTCTTCATCAAACCCGACATCGTGTTTGGACGCCTGAAGGCGGATGGCCACAGCAATCCCATGGCGGTGCTTTCAGAGTGGGAAAAGATGGGGATCGTAAAGCCATCCACGGACAGGGCCGGCAAGAAGGCCTATCCGCGCAAGCGCATCAAGATCGGCAATTCAACCATTTCGGCTATCGAGCTGGTTCTTCCGGCCGAGAACGCAGAGATTCTTGAAGCCTATGAGCGTCTGGCCGAGAACGCAGACGCAGCAGTCCGCGGGCCTTAGCCACGGCTAGGAGGGGCGAGACGCGGTAAGGCATGGCAGGACCGGTGATGTATGGCTTAGCTGGGCGTGATGAACTTTGGCAGGAATGGCCTGGACGTGTCCGGCATGAAAAGGCGCGGCTGGGAAAGGCAGGCGTGGCTAGGACGGACAAGACAAGGCGGGATGGGGCTATGATTGGCGCGGCAGGAAGAAGGGGCAGGGCGTGGTGCGGTGTGGGTGGGAGTGGCTAGGCAGGAACGCATTGGCAAACAAAACAACAACCTACAGGAGATAACATGGCAAAGAAGAGCGACATCAACCAGGCAACAGTCGGAATTAAGACCCTCACCCTCACGCTCCGGGGGCGCAAGGGATCGCCCCTGGTAATCCATGCCTTCGCGGAAAAGGCGAAGGAGGAGATCAGACAGAAGCAGGCGAAGGCTGTCAAGAAGGCCAAGGAGGCGCGGGACACGAACGCCGAATTCCTGGCGGCACGATACGTGGATAGCCAGGGCCGCGAGTGTGCCCCCATCACAGCCCTCAAGAAATCCATCATATCGGCGGCAACAGCATTCGACGACCTTACCAAGGTGGGCCTACGGCAAGCCCTCTTTGTGGACAGCGTTGCAAACCCTGGTTCCCCACTGGTCCCCATCGAAAAGCATGACGGTTCTCCCGCAGTTGGAGTCATGCGCGAGGATGCTGTGACCATCGGGATCAACACCCGGGGCCTCACCTACCGCCCCGAATACCCAGAATGGCAACTTCGGATCAGCATCGAATTCAACCCCCGACTGGTTTCCGAAGAACAGCTTCTCGCCTTGGTCGATCGGGCTGGATGGGGAGTTGGCATCTGCGAGGGGCGCCCCGAGAAGTCTTCCGCCCTGGGCTGGGGGCGCTTTGAGCGCGTGGTGTAGCCATGTGGGTCGCAGATCAACCAGCAGGGCCCGTGGATCAAAGGATGGACCCCAAGCCATACCAGCCCAACGACGCCCAGACATGGGCCCTGGCTGCTTTTCTGTGCCTGCTGGCCACCGTCATCACATGGGACTCTTGTGACGCAAGAGCGAAGGCCAAGGAGGAAAGAATGCGGTATCTGGACGAGACAAAACGACTACAGGCCGAACAGGACAAGATTTTCATTCAAGCCAAGATCGACGCGCTTCGTGCCGCTGGAATTGATAGGCTCAAGTTTGAAGAGATATTGGCCAAAGAGAAGGCGCGAAAGGCGAAAGCCAAGGAGAAGTCACGTTGACCGTCCACCTTTCCAAGCAGCGATCCTACAACGCCAAGCGGTATCGCGCATGGCGCAAGATAGGCCTCTGTGGTTACTGCGGCAAACACCATGCCCGCGAGGGTTATTCGACATGTCAGGCCTGCGGAGACCGCAACTCCAAAGCCAACCGGGAGCGCCGGAAGAACCTAAAGAAGCACTGGAAGACATTAGGGATTTGCCAGACATGCGGGTGCCGATCCGTTATTTCTGGTCTGACTTGGTGCGCCGTGTGCGCGGAAGATCACACCGAGCATAGCAGAAACCGCTACCGCAAGAATCGGTCGGCAGGACTGTGCCCGACATGCGGCAAGACACCTGACGAACCAGGATTTATTCAGTGTCTATCATGCAGGACCAAGCGCAGGTTGCGTAGTAAGGAGTGATGATCTATGGCCTATTTCTCGAACGGATGTGAAGGCGAGGACTACGCCCAACGCTATTGCCGAAGGTGTGTCCATTCCAAACTGGAAGAGGCGCCGGGCGTTCATTGCCCCGTGATGGACGCGCACTGGCTATGGGCGTACGAACTTGCAAATGAGCACGAAACCCATGGGAAGAAGATCCTGGACATGCTCATTCCGATGAACGAACGGAATTACCCTGCCAGGTGTGCGATGTTCCATGAGAAACGAGGATCCAAGAGTTGAACGCGATCCTGGAACCCCTCGGCCTACTCGGACTTTCGGCCATCCTTTACTTTTGGGTGGCCGGAATCCTTGCTTTGCAGGATGAGCGCAGCGAAGAGAAGAGACGGCGCCGGGCGCACCTTACCTCTTCGAAAGCACCTTGGTCAAGACCCACACTCCGCCCGTGGTTCCTGCTCCTTCGATTCTACCGAGCCATCGCTGGGACCTGTTGGCGGCCTTCTGTGCCTCCAGTGCGATCTGAAGAAGATTAGCCCGGGAGTCCGCGTCCCGTGCCGCCTTCTTCCAATACTCCTCACTGATTTCCTTGCTCTTTAAGGCCTGTTCGAAGTCTGAGATGGCCTTGTTCTTGTCGTCTATGGTCCGGTCCTTGTCCAGGATGGTGACCTCGGCGGCCTTCACCAGGCCCTCGCAATCAGCAAGGCGCTTTTCGAGCACTGCCACGCGCTCCACCAGTGGGGCGCACGCCTCAGGGAACGGGCCCAGAGGAGGGAGTGGCGGCAATGATCCTTCGTACTTGGCTTTGAGCTTCCAATACTTCTGGTCGCTTTCCTTGGCCCGCTGTTCGGACTCATTGGCCTTGCCCTTGGATTCGATGGCAGCCTGCTTCTCCTCCTTGGCAATCTGTTCCCATTCCTGCGCCTTGGCCACGGCGGCCAAGTAGTCCTTCTCTTTCTGCTTGGCTTCCTGTTCGTACCTCAAGGATTCCTTGGCCTTGTAGCAGGAGTGGGAAAAGAACCCCGTCCAGAAGACCAGGGCCAGCAATAGGAGATAAGTGACAACTTTTTTTAACACATCGCTCATGATTTGGCCTCCGGAGGAACAGAATCGCCTTGGTTGTGGAAGCCGGCCAGGCCCCCTAGCACGCCCGCAGAGAACACGAAGGCTGTCACCAGCCCCGAGGGGACACCGGACCCAAAACAAGCGGTCCAGATGACGGCCAGGGCTAGCCCGAAGGTCACGGCAGCCAGGACCACAGCACTCTGCCACAGGATCAGGGCCTTGGGACTCTCTGGCCTAGTGGTATCGAGGTAGGGTTTCAGCCATTCGGGCATCACAACCTCCACGCAATGAGCCATGCAGTCAGGGTGCCCAAGATAGAGGCCGCCGCATCCCAGGCTTCCCAGCGCCCAAACAGACGCCACTGGACGTACTCCCAGGCACAAGCCACAAGGGTGCCAAACAGGATGCCCAGGACGTAGGGGTGCCAGTGCTTGAACGCGACGGCCGCCACGACAAAGAGCACCTGGCCGCCGACGAAGTGCAGGAGCTTGTCCCTCTGGGGGAGCCAAACAGCGAGAGACTTCAGGAAGCGTACCATGTCATCCCTCCACCACAACGATTCCCGGGAATGGATCAATGAACCCGACGAGCTGCATGGTCCCGTGGGTCTTGAGGTAGCGGGTCTTTCGATAGACACCATCGCCATTTCGATCAACAGAACTTGAATCAGACGTGTTTCCCTCAACAGTCGCGAAGCGATCTGCATCCAAGACCTCAGTGACAATGCCCGTGTGCCCATTGCTCGTGGCCTTGCCGAACTCATCGTAGTGCTGCCAGATGGCGATATAGCCTGGGGCGGGATGTGCGCGGTGCAGATCGTGGATTGTGTTGCGCCACACGGTCAGACAGTGTTCGGAGTTGAACACATTGGAGCGTATTCCTAACTGCTGCTCGACTTGGTGAATGCAATACTGCACAAAACACATACACCAGCTCTCTTTGCTCGCCTTACCGTCCACGGCACGCTGGAACATCTCCACGTCCGGCCCCTGGTTAGGACCAGTCTCCTTCACCCCCACGTATTCCGATGCTTCCTTGACCAGATATTCATTGGCTGTAGACATGCTCCCTCCATGGGATAAATATAGCCCGGAACCCTTTCGGATGCCGGGCCATATTGCAATGCGACCTGAACTTATGGGGCAGTGGCGATGCCGCCAGCACCAGAAGCAACAGCGTGAGAATTGGCGATCCATACTGTGTCATTGCCGCCAACTGAATCCCAAACAGCCCAGCCCAACAGGGAGCAGGAGTCGATCAGGATTTGGCCGGAGTTGGGCTTCGTACCGATGAATGCAGAGGTCAAAGACCCCATGCCGTTCGGCTTCCATGCGATGAAGCGGCAGCGCGTGAAGATATGGACACCCGACATGGCCGTGGCGTCGTAACTCTTGATGGCGCCGTGACCCGCGGTCTCCGAGTAGCTAATGAAGTCGCAGTCAATGAATCGACTGCGCCAGGCACCGCCGTCGAACACCACGTTCGCGTTGGCAGCGGCCCGCAGGACGGTGTCCGTGCCAAAGATGCAGCGTTCAAACACGTTTTCCTGACCCTCGTCCTGGATATCGTAGGCCGTGGCCACAGCGCCAGGAGTGGCATGACCGGCACCAACCATGTGGCAATTCCCGAAGTAGTTCCGGTTTCCGGTAACCTTCACGCCACCAAGAGCGAGCGCGTGGCTGGACCAGTTGCCGATGTTCACGTTCAGGAATGCGTTGTTGTGACCAGAGACCAGGATGATCTCGGGGCAGTAGCTCGTAAGAGTGGTGCTGATGGTCTGCGCTTTGCTCTGGACATTCAGGGTTTCAGAGACCGTCAGGGTCAGGGCCGCGACTTCGGTCACGGTGAAAGTAGAGCCATTATTGGAGCCGCTATCCACGATCTTTCCGGTCATGCCAACTACCCAGCCGTCAGTGATAAAGCTTCCGGCTTCACGGGTGATCGTGCTGGCCGTCTGAGCGCAGGTTGTGAGGCTGCTGGTAGCCACTTCCACATTGGCTACACGAGCTCGACCGTACATGCCCACGGGTGCGGCAACACCGACAACAGTGATGCCGGACTTCGTCCAAGCCAGCGAATGCTTCATGTAACTGGTAGTATCGGCCGCGGTCGTGCTGCCACGGGATAACAAGATGATGCCATCGCCAGCGCCATCGGTGCAAAGACCATAGGCCGTTTCGATGTCAGCAACAGCCTCGGAAATGTTCTCTCCGGAATACAGGTTGTTTCCGCTCTTGGGATCCACGTAGTACCAGGTCCCGCGAATGAAGGGGAGGCGAACGCCTTCAACAATCCCGCTTTCCGCGGGGTAGCCTCCAGAACCGTATCGGAACATATTAGTACCTCACTTTCCCGTTCACAGCAGCACTGGTGCCACTGATCGCGTTCACGTACAGCCGGATGTCTCCGGGGGCCATATTGAAGGTGGCCAGATCCTTATCCAGGGCACCAGAAAGAGCGAAGGTGCCGATATTATGGTAGGAATCCCCTCCGTCACAGGTCCACTGGACATAGACGGTGGCTTCCGGGGTTGTCGTGTCGTCAAGGTCGCACTGGACCGAGAAGACGTTTTTGTTGACGGTGAACCACGAACCGGCTCCGGTCGTGAGTTTCCCGTCAAGCAAGGTCTTGGTGCTCATTGCCTTCCCCTTTCAGGAAGCCCGCGGATCGCCGCGGGATGGTTGTTGTCCCCTTCAGGCTTTGTTCTGGTTCGCGTCGAGGGGCCGCGAATCGCCCACTTGGTTGGCGCTATTTGACGTGTTTTTCAATCAGAAAATCCACCTTCTTTTCAATCCTGTTTTGACATTCAGCAGACGAGGTTTTGATTTCGCTCAATTCTGCCCTGATGTCCTTGGCCTCTGCCTCCTGAAGTGCCATCCGCTTCTCGGTAACCGAAATCCACCAGAATCCAGACCCTAAAATAGACAGGATCAGAATGATGGTGGGCAAGTCCACTGACCTGTTTATGTGCCAGCGCCGCCGATCACTGTTGTCAGTTTTCTCGGCGGCGCGGTGCTTGTGAAGCGGGATTGGTTCGTGGACTTGTGCGTGGGATGTGGGCGGCATAATCGGATTCCTTGTTGGGGAATGGGTTATGTGTGGGCCGCCCTCCGGGTATGCTCCACGAACGATCTATATCACATATCTTACTTGCAATCCTTCTTTTCGCCAGATTTTTTGGGAAGTTCACCTTCAAGGGCCTTCCAGGCCACATAAACCAAGGCCGGATTTGTGAAGAGTTTGGCCACCCTGTCTTTGATCTTGGAGACCTGCTCGGTAGCCAAGGTCATTTTGTCCCTGGCCAGGAAGGCGATCTCTCCCAGGCCATACTTTTCCATGGGGGACATGGACTCATCGCCCTGGAGCGGGATCGTGCAGGCCATGATTATGGCTGTTTGCAGGGTCAAGGGTTTTCCCTTGTCGTTCTGGAAGGGATCTCCCCCCACGTCGATCAAGATTGTGTCGTAGGCGATGTTCATGTATTCCTCCGGAATGAGTTGCCAGCAATTAATTGTATGGCGATATTGCCTATCGTCAATCTCTCCGTTTCTATGGATCTGTTTCACCGCTCAGCAGTCCCTTGTCTGCCTGTACCCAGGAAACAAAATTGTCTCTAAGCACATTCTTTATAGCATTCGATCCATCTTTGGTTTCTATAGAAACATAGTGTTTACATGACCTTAGCCCAAGGTGTATCTGTTGGCCATCCATCCTGTCATACAAATTGTAGTTAAGGGTGAAGACGTGCTGATAACCACCCTCTTCCTTGAGTGTGTTCACTTCTGCCGTGAAGCCCGCAAGAACAGCATTGACTACCGTGGCTGTCGAGAATGGCTTACTCATGATTCCCTCCTTCCCACTAGGCTAGAGTTTCTACGATCAGATTCGTGCATGTGGCCGTGTTGCTTGCGTTGGCAGTGGCCCACTGAAGCGTAAGATCAAGCGCCAATGTCCCGGTGGTATTCGCCGCCGAGGTTGCAGACGCCCGCGCCTCCAAGGCCGTGTGAGCCGTGGCCGACGTGTGGATATGAAGCGCTGATGATTGTGCCCACACTGTCCCGCCCGAGCCCGTGGTGTAGCAGGTCACGACCGCGTCAATGTCCCACCCTCTAGCAGTGGTACCCACGGTTACCGTGCCCGTTGCTGTTAGAAGCGTCACGCCACCCAGCTTCAGTCTCCACGTCTGAGCGCCTGGGCTGGATGCCAACGACGTGATATATCCGGATGCCCGGATTCGCAGGGTCTTGCCTGCCACTAGGTAGTTTGCTGGCAACGTCAACGTGCCGACCCCCGTGTTCGTCAGGGTTGTCTCAACATTCGTGTTGCCGACTGTTTTTATGGTTGTTTGCGAAAAGATCGCCGATGACGAGAACCGTTTGATACTCTGGATGTAGTCACACAACACCTTCTGTGTAGAATCGCTCCACACGTCTCCCGCTGTGGTGAGTGCGGACACCTGGGCAAAGTTGAGGTTGCTGGCGATTCCAACGGCACCAGTCAACGATGGAGATGCCAACGGAGCCTTGGCGTTGAGCGCATTGTTCAAATCTGTCTGAGAAGGCAAAGCCCCGCTGATATCGCCCCACGAGGTTGCCCCGGGTGCGCCCTGAAGACCCACAAAAGAAGTCCCGTGTAGAATATAGGCCTTCTGGGTATCCTTACAGTACGTAAGTGAGAATTGTGGCCACTCCGTAGATCGTTCGCTTTCGCTGTCAACAACGAAACGGGGTTGAACTGTCGTCACTATAGTCATCGCTAATACTCCAGGATCGCCCAGACTACGTTTCGGGTGTCTAAAACGTTCGAACTTCCAATAGTGAACGAAGCCCCCACCGAGCGACCCGTTACAGAGACATGTCCAACGTTGGTCGTTCCGTCCTGAGCGGTAACAACAATTTTGGACGTAGCGGTTATGTTCGTATCGGATACCGTGACCGTCCCTGCTGCCATGGTAGCCACGCCGAACTTTCCGCAAGCACGGAGATCCCACCCATCGGTATCTGAAGCAGGGGCGCTTTCTTTCTGGTAAAGCCTTCCGCCAGACGTGGTCCAAATATGTGAGGCCGCAATCTGCGGATGTGCCCCGTTGTATAGGCCCAGGGCAACCAAACTTCCATTCACATAGAGATACTGGTTGGCGACTGCTGCATCAAAGATCCCGTAAATCAGTGCTTTGGTGCGTGCATCTGCTTCCGAGGCTCGCTTGGCGTTGTCGATGAACAGCTTGCTCGACCCCGTTTCGTAGTACCCTGCCTGATATCCGATCCCAACATTACCTGTTCCGGTCGTCTGGGAGTAAAGCGCTGAACAACCAATGGCCGTATTGTTGTCCCCATTCGTGTTGCTTGCAAGCGAACTCACGCCAATGGCGACGTTCAACGTCCCCCAGAGGTTGTTGACCATGCTGTTGTAACCGATAGCACTGTTGTTGCTGGCGTGTGATGCTGATAGCGCGTTGACGCCAATACCTATGTTTTGAGTGGCCGTAGTGATGTAGCCGAGAGCGTTGGACCCAATGGCTACGTTATTGCTTCCGGTCGTCAATCGCACGAGAGCCTGGGAGCCCATGGCCAGGTTGGTCGCGCCGGTCGTGACGCGGTACAGCGCAAGGTACCCAATACCCACGTTGCTACCGCCTGTGGTGTTGTAGAACCCGGGCCCATTGCCTACAAAAGTATTGTTGCGCCCAGACCCGCCAGCCCTCAAAACAAATCCTGTGGTTCCATCTGAATTCTTCAGGGTCAGTGCGGCGGTGGTGGTTGTGATCTGTTTCAAGGAGATATTGTCGATGCTCCCGGCCCAGGATGCGTCCGGAGTGAAGGTGATGGCACCACCAGCGGCACCGCATGAGATGATTTGTGTGTAGGCAGTAACAGTCCCAACCGGGAGTGTCAGTGCGATGCCATTGTTCGCACCTAAAGAAGGTGTCAGAACACCCGCCGTAGTGGTCACGACCGTGAAAACAAGCACGTAGGACGAGTATGCCGAGCCACTGGTGCTCGCCAGGGAGGTAGCATTTGCACCCGCCGCGTGTTGCCATGTGGCACTCACGAGGGACCATGTTCCTGATCCGGTTGTCCAATCTGGGGCAGACGTAAACTCTCGGTTCTTTTGGTCCGTGATGAGCTCGGACCCGAGTGTTCCAGATGTCGTGGTCCCAGTGATGGATGAATCGGCTCCAATGTTTGCAGCACCAGCAATACCGACTCCACCGCTGAAAATCCCGCTACCCGTGGCGGTAGTTGTGCTGGCCGTGGTGGAACTCACGGTCAAGGCGCCGTTCACGGTAAGGTACTGGTTCGCCACCGCTGAGGCGAAAATGCCGTAGATCAGGGCTTTGGTGCGTGCATCCGCTTCGCTGCTTCTCGTGGCGTTGTCGATGAATAGCTTCGAGTCGCCCGTCTCGTGGTACCCTGCGTTGGATCCGATGAACACGTTACCCGTTGAAGTTGCAGCGGTGTACCCGGCCTGATAGCCAAGTGCCGTATTAGATCCACTGCCAGACCGTAGCGCTCCAAGCGTCTTGTATCCAATGGCCGTATTGCTGCTTGAAGTCAAATTCACCGAAAGGGATTGAGCCCCAATCGCAGTGTTTTGGCCACCAGAGGACACGATTTGCAGGGATCTGTAACCAAAGGCCGTGTTGTAACTACTGCCGCTGGTAGCATAGCCCATGGCCTCATAGCCCATGGCCGTAGCGTAATTGGGCACATTGGCATGGAAGACGTGATACCCCAACCCTACAGAGTAAGAGTTACCCCTGATTTCGCCAATCAGAGACCCGGAACTGTTGTAGAAGCTGTAAGCTGCGGAATAGTTCGTCACCTTCTTGATGGAGATGTTGTCGATGTAACCGGCCCATGCCACAGAAGGGGTAAAGATCAGGGCGTTCGTGTTCGCCGCAGTTATATAGAAGCCATAAGAGGTCGTTCCTGCGCTTTGTCCGACTTGTGGGAGGCTTGCCCCGCCAAAACTGGGAGTCAAAGTCCCGGCAACGGACGTTGAGACCGTGAAGGCAAGATAGTAAGTAGTCCCTGCTACCGGAGATTCAGACAGGTAAGTGTTGGCCAGTGTGGTTCCATCGGCAGCTCCAGCAGGTGTGTATTTCCATGTCGCAGCATTGAGCGCCCATCCGCTCGCGCCATACACATTCCCATAGATGCCACTGCCTTCCGTGTTGTCTTCGTCCACCATCCCTGTGGCGCCTGCAAACACGGCAGTGTAATCATCGTCGAAACTGGTAATCGTGAAGGTGCCATTGTTGCCAGAGTTTAGAAAACCACCGAACACCAGAATCATGCCGACCGTAATTCCGCAGTCAGCGTAGGTAACATCCGTGAATTGAATGGTCTTGTTTGTAGCATTGACGATGACTTCGGCTTCGGAATAGATCTGGTATTGGACCCATGGGACGCCAGCCCAATCCGGCGCAGTGGAGAAGTCCCGATTCTTCTGGGCCGAGATCATCTCGGTTCCTAGGCTGGATGCAGCATTGGTCTGGGAAGCGTAGACATCCTTCCCGAAGAATCCAACACCAGCATTGGACAGTCCGCCCAAATTAATGAGCGAACCAGTTCCAGATCCCGTGCAAGCCGTGCTCGCATTGATCGTCACAGATCCCGTGGTAGCGTCGGCCACGTTGGGCTGGATCGTGAGTCCCTGGGTCGTCAGGGTGCCGCCATAGATGGTCTGACCACCCGCCTTGCCGGTGGAGATGTCCGCCGTGATCGTGTTGGTGCTGCGAGTTAATCCCGTTGAAAATGTGAGTGGGACTTCGGCCCCCACGTCCGAAGCTGTCAGCCCGTGAGCAGCAAAGCCAAACGTGGTGGGCGTGAGGGCTTTCAAGAAGTGTCCAGCCGTAAGCCCTGAAACCGTGTGCAGAGCCCCGTCTAATTGATGTGCGGCTGGAGCCGCTCCGGCAACAGCATAGTAACTCCCATGCTGGCCGTCCAGCTTGTCGGAATCTACAGCCGTTCCATCTACAGGTAGAGCGCCCACATCAGATGCCGTCGGAGTTGACCAAGCGTAGGTATCTGTAACCGCATCCCTGTGCAGCCAACCGGTAGCACCAGATACCCCGACCATGTAGGGAAGACCGTTCTCGTCGCTCCTCACAATGCCGCTTGCCACCAGGCTTGTTGATTCGAGCGCACCATCCACGAGATACGGAAGGCCTGTATCCGTGATGAAGTCCAACCCTCCGTCATCCCCAAATACGGCCACCTGACGACTGAACAGATGCTCAAACTCGGGGTAGGACGCCGGCAGTCTAGGGTCGTTGTCCTCCACTGCCACGGGATTGGCAGCCTCGTCCGGGATTGTTGCCAAGCTCACCAGGCCTACCCTGGTTCTCCGTGCGACTCTTGCAAGTGTGACGAGCGGGGATCCCACGTCTACTCCTGTCCGCCTTCTTCCTTCTCGTCCGCGAGATGCCTGCGAACGGTCTTGGAAGCCGTGTTTAGTTTGGAGTACCATGCTATGGCGTCATCAACGAGTTCTCGATCATCCTTGTTTAGAGAGTTGAGAAACTGTCTACGCCATTTCAACGGCACAGATCCCAGTGGATGTGCGGCCTTGACCGATTGACGAATGGACGAAGGCTTGCCGCCCAGTCTGTAATACTCTTCGAGCCAGTGTTTTGATTTTTCTTCGTCACCCCATTGTGCTGCTCGCTTGTGATAGTAGAGAGCATTGCCCTTCTCCGTTGAATTTCCGCTGTATTCGAATTCTCTGTGCTTGGAATTCTTTAGCCACGTTACCGCCAGATCCCTTGTCAGATAGTAGGACGCTTCCCCGGGGTCCGTTGAATAGATCACGAGCGCATCCATGAGAGATTCCGCAGTGCCGGCCTTTCTGGCGGGTTTGTCGGTGACCTTGTTCCAAAGCTTGTCCAGGGGAGCTACGTTTCTGGCCAGGTAGGCGACTCTGTCTCGAATAGGTTGCCCTCCAGGCTGTAAGCTGGCTCCTTTTTTCCATATAGAAGGATAGGCAGATCTTCCAAGCGTGATCTCAAAGATAGTCTTGCTTACCGGTTCCCACCCTTGCAGGATACGCTCTACAGGGGCTTTGGCCGCATTGGCAGCTATGTCCTTGACGGTTGTTTGACCCTTGTTTAGATCCTTCATTTGAGAAGTGAAGTCGCTCAAGTTGAACCAGTCCAGGGCGTCCACCAGTGCGCCGTCCATGCGGATGTAGCGAATGGATCCGTCAGGACGACGCCCCAGAACCAGGAAGTTCTTCACTCTGGTTGTCCGGCGTAGCAATTCTGTTTCCTTTGGATACCGCTTGTTGTTCCACATCCACATGAGCGCCAGAAGCAGGTTGATCTTCAAGGCGAACAAGGCATACCTGGTTCCGATCCTGAGACCCAGAGAAGCCGCTGTTCTTCCTATGCGAGCCGACCTGCTTCCGTCCTCGTAGGCCGTGTTCTTGAAAAGGCGCATGTAGCGGGGCGCGTTGATTTCTGTCCAACTATGGAACGGACGAAGGTGCCGGCGAATCCACATGCCAGCCAAACTCACGTTCCCATAGTCTCCAATGAGCTCTCTTGATAATTTGGCCGCTTTGTCATCCCGTGTCTTCAGGGCATCAATCTCATTGCGCTTGGATGCCGCATACATCGTCTTGCCTTTGGCGAGTTCATTCTGGAAGAACCGATAGGCTGCAAGGCGCAGAATGTTTTCTCGCCATGACGTAAATGCCTTTAGCCCTCCCCATACCTTCTGGATAGCGTTCCCGTTGGGGCGGTCGCTGGTCAGAAGCCTGAATGCTCCTTCCTTGTCGATGTCGGGAATTTCGGTAATCGTTAGCCCGGATTCTACGACACCGACTTTGACCGCATGTTGCATTTCAGCCTGCATGCCTTCTGGGGCGTCGTGTGTAACCTGGTAGCTCCATAGGTCGCTGGCTGCCTTCATGAAGTAGCTAAGTATCCTGGGATCATAGGCCAGTGCGATGTCAAGATCTCCGCTTAGGTTGTTCATGTTGTAGCGCAGGACCCGCATTGGACTGATTAGCTGCCACTGCTTCCAGGTGCTTTGGGCACCCACCCAGAAGCGTTCTACCGCGTTGCGATCCTGGCTCTTGAAGTTGTTGAGTTGAGCAGCCAAATTGCTAGGAATGACCCATTCTGTTTTCTTTGAGCCCAGGGCCAGAAGGGTCCGAATGTCTTCCTTCTCCAGCTGCTTATTCCCGGACATGACTTTGTCCAGCACACTTTCCTCGACGGTCATAGCAGGGAAGAAGTGGCTCCCTTTCTCTGGCTGCCAGATGGTGTAGTCTTCTGGAACCATGTCTTTCCAGGTGGTGAACTGATCCCCAAGGATTTCCCTGATCTCGGACGCGCTGTAATCATCCGGATTCATGCCCCTGTCGATCATGGCCTGTTCGTTCACATCCTTCGCTATTTGCTTCAACTGGGGCTTGATGTTGGACGATTGGTCCAATCGGTCCAGGGTTTCCTTTTTGATTAGGATAGCCATGGCGTCGGAAAGCCACTCGAACTCGGCCTGTTTGTAGTCCGTGTTGAAGTCGTGGGCCCCGCCCTTGCGCCCGATCTGGAATCCCTTCTTGTGCGCGTGGAGGTCTGATCCAACGGCCCCGGGAAAGCTTTCTCTGTCTCTCAGGTAGTCCATGACCTGGCGGTGGTAGTAACTCTCCACGTTCTCCAGTGTCTCACTTGGTAACAGTCCATTCATCACCAGGGATTCAACCACCGACCGGGACTGATCGTTCCTGATTTTCAAGGCATCTGCTATGGCCTTGTTGGCTGGGTCATTCAGGATTTTCTCAAACTTGTCCAGGTCTTGACGGGCATGGTCTACGCTCTTATATCCGAATGGCAGTTCGCCCGTTCCATCGTCTATCCCTTCATCGACGTTACGAATGATATCCCGAGTGATTATGACCCGGTTCATCAAGTCCTGCTGTGCTGGAGACATCTTCCTCACTACGTTGGCTACCATGTCATGGGCCACCGTCTTGGCGTAGTTTGCTCCGGCCTCATACTGGCGCAGGTAATCCTGAACGAGCGCCATCTGTGCGCTGTCATTGGGATTTATATACTCGAAGTGCCGCAAGAATGCCTCCTTTACTCCGCGCAGGCCTTCTCCAACCCTCTTCCATGTTGATTCGGACACGACTCCCTTGTTGGCCTGGTATCTTTTCTCTACTTCTGCAAAGTCAGATGCAACAATCACTGCCCCATTGTTTTGGCGCTTACCAAACAGGTCATACAAGAACTTTGACAGAGGGCTCGTAAAGCCATAGGCCATCTCTGCTTCTTGCTCCTGGTCTCGCTTGGAATCAAGATAGGCCGCAATCGCTTCCTGATAGGCTTCCCCGTGGCGTTCGTACCATTGTGGAGACAGCATGTCATCGAACCAGCGATTGAACTCTTCTTTGGTGTCTCCTGTAAATCTCTTTTCATTTGTGAGACCTTCTGCCGCCATATCCGTGTACAGCATGTCTTCTAGAATCTTCAGCAGGTTCAATTCTTTCTCAGAGTCCCCCTCTGCCTTGGCGTCATCCGCCTTGGACAACGGCCCTGCGTACTGCTCAAGATCGTATCCGGCGAGTTCCAGACGCCTGAGCCGGAACTGGATGGTCTTCCTGACATCGGACGACTGGCCCTCATCAATAGCCTTCTTGATTTCTTCCAGCTGCTTTTGCGTCTCTTGAAGCTTGGCTTCGCCGTGATACTTGGCTTCAACCATTGCCTGGTGCTTGGCCAGGAGTTTTTTGCCCTCTTCCAACTGCTCGGAGGCCCATCCCTGGATCTGGGGGATTTTCTTCACGCCATTCTCAAGGGACATCTTGAGACCGGCTAGGGTTCTAGCATCGCCTGATGCCACCTGGACGCCATCAAGCGAGATAGACCAGGACTCGCCGAGTCCTTTCTGTTCTCCGCGTCGATCTGTTATCTGGAACCCATACCCTCCGGGCAGTTTGAGCAACCCGGTGTTCAGCAATTCTACGACATCTCCCTTTTCGCTCTTCTCTTTGAGTGTCAGTTTCTCTTGGACAGTCTTGAGGATCTTGGGGATTGCCTCCTCCATAGCCTTGATTTCGACCGAATCCAGGACCTTCTTTCGTTTCTCTCGATAGGCAATGGTCCCCCACTTGTAGGGATCGCGTATCAACAAATCGGCCGCGTCCCTTATGGCCCATCGCTGCGCCGCGAAGAATGAGTCTTTCTCGGATTGCAGCATGTTGACCTGATTCTGGAGTGATATTTTCTTGGCCACCCGCTGGTCGCCAGTGAAGGCGGCCATCATCTCCTCATAGGTCATTGTGATGTCGCCAGGATCATCGGCCTCGTTGGCGATTTCTGCCCCCAGATCCATCACATCATCAGCAAATCGCTTCTTGTTGTCCAACATCTGGGCGAAGAATGCGTCTGCGCTTCCCTCTGTCGCGTAGTTGTAGATGTAGATCGGATCAAACAGGTTCCCAGATCTCTCGATGCGCCCATTTCGCTGTTCCTGGTTGGCCGGCGTCGTGGAGAGCTCCAGGTGGTGGGCTGCTATCAGGCGCTCCTGGATGTTCACACCGACGCCAAGATTCATGGTTCCACCCATAATGACCCGGACCTCTCCCGCATTCACCTTGGCAAAGATGGCATTCCGCTTCTTCTCGTTGTCAGGAAGGCGGTCAACAATCTCGTCTGCCGGAATGCCGCGCTCAACGAGCATCCGCTTGATTTCGGCCAGCATGTTGAACCGTGCGGCCTCTGGCATCTTGAAGCATCTTCCGGGCCCGTAGGCGGCGGGGCTCATAAAATGCTCGCAGAAGACTACCTGGGTCCCCTTCTCTCCCTGGGATTCCTTGTAGTGCTTCATAATGTTGTCGCACAGATCCACAAGCTTCCCTTCCTTGGGCGCCGGCAGATATGGGTCCAGCAGGCGGGGGTCCAGCGCCGCCTGGGCGGATCGGGTGTAGGCCGTGATGGGGATATGCCTTGTCTCGACCTTGACCTTGCCGGCCCTGTCCCATGCCCCAAGAACCGAACGAATGTAGGACACGATCTGCTGGCTGGTTTCATCAGGCTTCACGACACGGAGGATGGGTCCTCCGGAGGCCAAGGATGGCAGTTTGGTCCTCTTGATCTGCTTGGCCGTGACACGGTGCATCACTTGGCCCAGCATGGAGCGCAGTTCAGGGATGTTAGAGAACCGACGAAGGCGCGTCACCATCTTGAAGACGCCCGTAGCATCCAGTTCCGGCTTGCTGGATATTTCCCCGAAGGTCTTCACGAAGGCATCAAACTCCGATATTCCAAGGGATTCCAGAATGTCGGGGCGCAGATAGCGCAGGTTCGTCCAGATCTCAGCCATCGTGTTCGTGATCGGGGTTCCAGTCATGCAGATGAGGCGGCCGTTCCTCTCGTGGATGGCCTTGGTCTTCAGATAGAAACTCATGGCCCGCTTGGAGGATTGCGAGTCGATACCCTTCAGGCTGGTAAACTGGGTCCAGAAATCCAGCCGCTTGAAAGTATGGCTCTCGTCAACTATTAGGGCGTCTGCCTGTAGGTCATCCCAGGTCAGAACTCGGTCTGTCTTGCGCTCCAAGAGTTCGTCCAGGGTGGTGCCGCGGGCATGTTTGGACTTTTCCGCCTGCTTGGCGCGTTTCCGAGCCTGCTTCTCGTCCACCTCCTTGGGCGCCCTGCCTTCCTCGACTGGTGCTGCTTGAGCCTGGAGTTGGTTCAACCACTCCAGGCGACCGCGAAGTGCCTGGGCGAATAGGTCTCGACTGCCTCTGGAAAGGTCCAGTTTGAGGCCGCGGACCACTTCCTCTACCTTGGCCTTTTCGGCTCGGACGAAGGCTTCGGTGCGAATAGGATCGTCAGGGATGGAAGTTAGATCCTCGTGGGTAAGAATTGCCATGTCGTAGTCCATGGTCGCCAGACGATGTAAAAACGTCTTTCTTGCCTTGGCGCCTCCGGTGGAGGGCCGCACCATGATGCGACTGTTGGGATAAAGCTGCCGGACCTGGGCGGCGAACTGCTGGGCCACAGACCGGGTGGTGGAGACGATGACCCGGTTCGCTTTCCCTAGTCGGCGAAGTTCCATGGCGATGGCCCCGCCCGTAATGGTCTTGCCGGCGCCCACAACATGGGCCAGGAGTGTGTTCTGGATCAGGCCAGAAAAGACACCTTCAATCTGGAACTTCTCCATAGAGAAGGGTTTGCCGTTGAAAATCGTCGCCTGCCCCGGGAAGCTGGTCACCGGCATGGTAGGCATCTTGGGGTAAACCAGAACATTGAATCTATCGTTGTAGATTCTTTCGATTTCTACAGTGTGTTCGTTGTCTTCCTCCCTTAGCCACTCGCTAAAGGCGTGGCGCAATTCCAGCACCTTTTCCCTGGCCATGGATGTCAGAAGCTTGTTTTCCTTGTATTGCCCCTGCCCGACAGAATAGCTGACCTTGATTTCTTCCCAGGTAAGTGCCGATTCTAAAATGTTTATAGGACTGGCTTCACCAAGTTGATTCGCCATGGACACGTTCCACTTGGATGACTTGGTAGTGTCCAGGCTCTTGACATACTTATCGCTGATCCTGATGGTTCCTGTGATTTCCTCTCTGCTCATAGGCACGTCCAGGCCCATGATCTCTCGGGCAAAATCCTGGAATGTCCTAAGCGGTACCCAATCCGCTCCAAACTTGACGGTGATCTGGGAGATGGGCTTGGGCTTGGGACGGACTTCCTTCAGTTTGTCTACGTTGTGCTGGAAGAAGGGGTCCTTCTGGGCCGCGGCTTCCGCGGTGTCGATCTTCTCTCGAATGTTCCCAGACAGATACATCCATGCTGGTTCCAACTTATGGGTTGTTGGATCAACAAAGGCAATATCTTCGGAAAGCATCTTGTTCTTGGCGTCCTCGGACGATATCCCCAACAGGCTTCCGATGTATTCCGGGTCGATTCGGAACTTTTCCATGATGGATAACGTGGCGGCCTCGTAGATGTCGGCGGCCTTGGTGATTGCCGGACGGATGCGCCCTACGCTTCTGGTGAGGATGTCCACTGGTTTGTAAGTCTTGACCTTTTTAGTGGCGCCTTTTTCTTTGACGAAAGTTTCGCTCACGTCTTCCAGGCTGGCTACCTCAAAGTAGTCTGGATCATCAACAATATGAGGGTTGACCAGTCCGTTGTTGATCGGCTTGTCCACGCCATTCCGGCGGGTGAACCGCTTGTAGAGCTCCATGGTCCTGGACCGCAGGGCTTCGCGATCTTCAGTTGGGATGTCTTGGAACTCGGCTTCACGGAGGCGCTTGGCAGCCTCTTTCATCTCCAGGTAGACCTTGGCGCTCTCGTTGAAATCCTTGGCCCGTTCCGGGCTCAGTGCCTTGGGGGTAGGAGCCTCTTCGCCTTCTAGGACCTGGCTCCTTACCGAGACCCATTCTGCCGGTGTGTAGCGTGTCCCCTCGTAGAACACAACCGATTGGCCGTTCTCGTCCAGATAGATAGAACCGTCCAGGCGCTCGTTGCTATCCAGTGTCCCAACCTTCCGTTTCTCCATGAGATTGGTGGGTACACCATCCTGGGCCCAGCCTTGTGGCAGGTTGTCGATGGCTCTTTGGAGGGCCTTCTCGAACTCCCCTTGTGTTCCATCCCAGCGGATCGTCATCCCGGATTGGACGTTGTTCATGGTGTTGATGGCGAACTTCCCAAGAATCTGTTCCGGATTTTTGGCGAAGTACTCGTTCATGTCGTCCGTCTGCTGGTTCCCGTAGCGATCTTCTCCAAGTGCTACTTCAACAGTCCCCCGGAAAGCATTGGACGGGAATGCCGTCGAATCCTTACGCCGGAAGATGAGGAGATCAGTAGGGACTTCTGTGCCGGCATTCTTTACGAAGGCATTGGACGGGAGTCGGATCGCGCCTACCAGGTCAGCTATCTTTCCAATGACATCTCTGTGCTTGGGGTTCACGCTGTCCATGGTCCCCAGCGAAGTGATCGCCACCATCATCCCGCCAGGACGAAGCTGCTGTAGGCCCTTGATGAAGAACCAGTTATGAAGAGAATGCCCATCCTTCCGAATCTCATGGGAGAACGGAACATTGGTAACAATCAGGTCCAGGCTGTTGTCTTTGATGGGTGCATTCTCGTAGTCCCCTTCAAAGACATCAACTTCAGGGTAGATGGCCTGGGCTATCTTCGCCGTGACGGGGTCCAGCTCTGCGCCCGCCACGCTCACGTCACCACGGATGTCCCGCGGCATCATGCCGATGAAGTTACCCACTCCCATGCTGGGCTCCAGGACATTCCCACCCTTGAATCCGAAGGCCTGGATCATGCCCCAGATGGACTTGACCAGGGGCATGGAAGTATAGTGGGCGTTGAGCGTGGAGAACCGGGCGGCGTCTATTTGTTCCGACGTGAGTTCAGCCAGGATCTCTTCCGTCAGGGCCCGCCAATTCTTGTTCCAGGACTTGAGGTAATCCGGCAGTTCTACCTGGTTCTTTTCGTACGCCCGGACAGACTTCAGAAGGCCCTCGTCCACGGCATCCTTGAGGGCGCCCCAGCCAATCCACCTTGCCAAGACGGCCTTCTCCTCTGGTGTAGCCTTGTCCGGCCGACCCTCCTCCTCCAGCTGTTTAAGCAGGCGGATGATGTCCAGATGGGTCCTGGCGGCCTTGACACGCTGGGCCTCGCTGCCCAGGTTCAACTCGCTCAGGTAGGTATCGACTCCGGAGCCATCAATCTCGAAGGAACCGGTCAGGGTTTCTACCCGTCCACGTCCTCCCCGATCCTCACGCACCCTAATATCTGCTCGTTGACCCGGTACGCCTCCTGTTCCTCCGGGTCGTACGGAAGTATTCCGTCCATTGCCATCTCCTCCGCTTGTGCTTCCGACGCCCCTCGCTTGAGTGCTAGGTTCTTCCTGTTTTGGAGCCGGGACTGCTTCTTGTCCACCAAGCTTTGGAACAGGTGTGGGTTTTGTAGAATCTGACGCTTTTCCTCCTGGTCCTTCAGTTCCAAGTCCTGAAGCACTAGGTCTCTGGCTACGCTCGACGGTATCATGGTCTACCTCTTTTCCTTCCAGTGCCTTTGTTACAAACGCATTGGCATCGGCTTCGGTCTTGAATTGGAATCCGGGTATTGCACCGAACCCCTTATAGGAAGAATAAGCCCCTCCCATCCTATGTGCCAGTGTTTTGAGGGCTTGGAATCTTGCGTCGTCTACCCTCTGGTTTAATCGAGCCACCCAGGTATCGCGCCTTTCCTTGGCGTGGTAGCCCTTGACTGTCTCGATCTCTGCCGGTCCCGCGGGCTTGGCACGTTCCTCCATGGCCTGGATTGCCGGGTTCTTGTGGGCAGGCTGGGGCGGAGAAGGCTTCTCGGCTTCCGGCCTGGGAGCAGTGGCCTCGGGAGCCTTCGGGGTCTCTCGGGGCATGCCGGAGGCCTTGGTCTTCATTTGCTCCAAAAGCGCCTTGGTGCCACTGATGGTCCCAGGAAGTTTGGACCTTGTGTGCTTCTCAAACACCTTCCTGGAATTCCGATTAGCAGGATCCAGTGTGTCGTTGTAGTTGAAGTTGTTGATAGCGTCCTGAAGATGATCCACGTATTTCTGGGTCATCTTTGTACCGGTCAGGCGCTCAAGATCCATTCGAATCAGTTCGCTCTGCTGACGCTTGGCGATGTCTTCATTGGCCTTCGGCTGCTCGCCAACATTGTCAGACGACTTCTCCAGGAAACTCTTGACGTAGTCCCGGGCCTGTTCTTCCGTGGCGAATCCCTTGCCCTCGGGTAGAACTTCCCCGCTCTCCATGTCCTTGAAGGTGACAGTGAAGAAGTCTTTGCCTTTCCGCTGGCCCTTCGCCAGACGGACGTTCAGGCCGGAGCCAGAATCCCACGTCTCAAGAACCTGGGTTTCCCCGGGCGTGGCTACTTCTTCTTGGGAATCAGGCTTGGGCGCCTCTACAGGCGCGGCTTGCTCTGTGACTCTTCCACGATCTGCTGGAAGCTCTTTTTGAATTCCTCGCTGTCGAGAAATTTCCGAAAGCCGTCGTTCGTAGTCTGTGTAGAGTTCGACGGCGTAATCTTCTGCTCCTGTTGCGGCTGCAACGAGGGCGTCAAACTGGTCTTCGGAAAGATTTTTTTCACCGTGTAACCTCTCTACAGATTCAATATGCTTCTTCATGGCCTGCTTGGCAAGTTCTCGCTTACTTTTCTGTCCGATTTCCTTGTCAAGCCATTTGATCCCATCTTCAAGGGCGACCTGCTCCAAGCCTTCGTCCATGTTGATTACCACATGGGCAGGTATACCTTCGTTTTGTAGCGTCTTGAGTGTCTCCCTCGCCAGAATCAGATTCTCCGCCTGGTGCATCGGACTTACAGGACGACCTTCTTTTGTGAATCTGCCCGCATTCCGATCTACCAGTGTGTCAAGCGGAGCCAGAACCATCGTATAGGTTGGGGTTTTCCCACCAGACTGGATCCGGCTCATCACATTTTTGATCTCTGTGGGATCGAGATTCAGCCCATCAAAGACATATCCAGCCCCGTTGTTTTTCAGGATGCTCCTGGATACCGAGGTTTTCCCTGAACCCTGTGGACCACCCACAACGGCAATTATATTGGGTTTGCCCTCGGGCATGGGCGCCTTGATGGCCTTATCTTCCAGCCTTGCCACAATGGACGATGCTTCTACAGCAGGGGCATGAAGCCACCCAATTACCGGGTCTTGTTGCACCCCACCAAACAACTTCGCTGCGTGGTCTGCACCAAGGAGATACCCCCCCTCTGTATCCTCTAAAGCTTGGTAGCGCTGTTCCATCTCCCCTGGATGCGCCACTGCATGTTTCGCCTCTCGCTGGATCCACTCGTTTATAGATTCGTTCGGCATCCGGGCCAAGATTGGAGAAGCCGGGATCTTAGGGGTGGCATCTGTACCCAGAACCAATTCATTCTTCGGAGGGACAACAGCATCCTTGTTGGGGACGGGAGGGGCTTCGACGGGCTTGACCTCTGTGGCCTGGTCCGTCATTTTGCCGCGCACACGGCGCCCATCATTCAGGGCGATCTGGACCACGCCTGGCAGCGGGAATGCCTGGATCTGGCCCTCTACTGTTTGACCCTTGTAGACAGTCCTTACCCTCTGTCCGATGGTGACGTTCGAAGGCACCGCCGGTACATGTGAGGATGCAGCCACCGCTGGAGGAACTTCTACTACCGGCGTCTGTTCAACAGGAGCAACTACCGGGATTTTTTGGATTTCTTGGGCTTGGCTTGGTCCCAAGACTTGCCCGCCGAGGACAGGGCCGCCGCCACTATCTGGCGTTGGGCCGCCTTGGGGTTCGGGGGTCGGCTGTTGCCAAAGGTCCCCTTCTGTTTGTATGACTCCAGGCCCTCCTGGATGTTGGAGGAGATTGCTTCCTGGGACTTGCCCCTGTTCCACGGCATTGGGAACCTCCTTTTGTGCTTGTAGTGCGAATTTCTCCGCGGCAACTTCAAGTATTTTGTTCTGGTTGGATCTGTTCGCCCTTCTTGTGTCCCTGGCCCCCAGGTGCCGAGCGGCTCCACCCATCACAATGCCAGTGAGACCGCCGATTACACCCTCGTCCCACTGTTTGAGATACTCGTTCCTCATGTTCTCAAAAGTGAAAGGCTTCCCGGATTTGGATAATTCCGAGATAACGGCCTGGCCCTGCTCCTCGATCAATCCTTCCGTGACAAAATCCTTGGCTGCTTCCAGTGTGATCTTGGCGCCTTTCTCGGACATTCGCCGGACCAAGCTCTTGGCGATCTCTTCTCTCAATACTTCCTTGGCGCCTTCACGGGCAGCAATCCGACCCTCACTCTTCATTAGGCCTCGGATAACATCTCCCGTGGGGCCAGTGGTGTTGGTCACGCCCAGTAGAAGGATGTTGCCAAGAAATGTCTTGTCACCCGCTGTCGAAGCTATCTTGTGGGCTTGTTCGAGCGTGTAGCCCTGGCGAAGCAATTCTGCCTTCTTTTCGCCATACGAATTGCCAGCCTCGATCAACGCCTCACTGGTGCTTGCCGCCCCTGTTCCAAGAAAAAACGACAAGGCCTTCATGCCGGCCTCGACACCCTCTGGCCCTCCGGCATTGGCCACACGGAGCAGTGTTGGAGACTTGCTTATCGCGGATCCAATGGGCCGCAGAAGCTTCGATCCCATGGTGAATCTTCCCACCACGGATGCGGCCCCGCTTCCTGTTGCCAGATACGGGATGGAAGACATCATACCTGGACCAGCTTGAGCTCCGACACGATCCCACCATGGTAGCTTTTCCCCTGGTTTCAAACCGCTTTCCATTTGCTCCAAAACCATAGCGTTCGAATGCAACCCGGCTAGACTGGCTTCCAGGTCTGCCGCCCTCTCTGATAGCCCCGGGGCATTGCCTTGCAGGAGCCAATCAACGGAGTACATGGTACTGGGGATTGCCGACAACAATCCTCCAAGGGCGGATTTGGATCCACCGACAAAATATCCCTCTCTGACCGCTTCTTGGCGAAGGTTCCCATGGATCCGGGCCTTGGCTTCTTCGAGTGCCCTGCGAGCTGCTGCTGGATTGTTGGCGGCGAACCCACGCAACACAGACTCACGCTCTTCTGGCGTGAGGTCGTATCTGGCCATATCGCCCCGGATGATCTTGTTTAATTTGGATGTTTGCACCACCGGGGCTTCCGGAATGGCGCGGCGCCAAGTCTTCAGCTTGCTATCCCATACAGGCTGGTAAGGCTGTCGCGCTTCGGCCTCTTCTCCTTTGGTAGCAGACCTCATTTGTGGAAGTTCAACGACATCCGGCAGCACTTCTCCGGTTCGCGGATCCACCCACAGGCCGTTAGGCCTGCTTTCGGGCATCTTGAAGCCCTTGGACGAATCAACCCACACGCCTCCGTCTTCCGCTCTCGTTACGGTCATCATCCCGTTTGGGAGTCGATAGGGCCTCTCTCTTTTTTTATAGGGGGCAGGCTCTCCGTTTTTGATTCTGGCGCCTGCATCAGCCTCGCGTTTGGCCTGGATCTCTGCCCATCCCGGCATTTGGGGCGCGGCCGTAAGTGGTTGCCCCGTGAGCCTCTGTAATTGATTCCAGCGTTCCTGTTCCTTGGAAACAATTGTAGAGGGTTCTACCTCCGCCATTCCTTCTGGTATCGGGGGCAGCCCTGTGTCAGATGACACTTCCACAAGGCCTTCCGGGATAGGAGGAATTACGGGTTCGGGCATGATCTACTCCTTGACCCACTGGCCGTTCTGAATGATATACCAAGCCTTGTTTCCCTGTTTGTCGGAAAGCTGAATCCCCTGGTTCCCCTTGGGTGTTGGTCTCAGTGTAGGTGTTTTCTTGGGAGCATTAGCAGCAGCAGGAGCGGGAGCAGCAGGAGCGGGAGCAGCAGGAGCGGGAGCAGCAGGAGCGGGAGACGGCCATCCGGTCCCGACAACAAGCCTTTTGCGGGTTTTTTCTATGTCCTCTGGTGTTAGCTCGCTCTTGCCCATTTGAATGGCCAGGCGGATTGCATCCCAGTACTCACGAGATTGCTTGCGGGTATCGTCCGCCCAGGATACGGCATCTGCCTCTGTTGCGAACATTTTACCATGTCCAACTTGGCTCTTGGCCCAGTTCACGCGCCATTGGAAGTTTGTAAGTTTGTTGCTATCCCTAGATGCCGTTCTTGCAGCACGGCTTTTTGCTATGTCCTCTATTTCCTTGTTGTGTCTCGCCTTCTCTTTGTCTGCATCTTCCTTGCGCTTGTGTTCTTCGGTCTGCGCCCATCTCTGGCCGGAGGCCTTGGACGCATACTCAAGCCACTTGGGGACTTCCTCTGGTTTGGCGGCAGCGATTCCTAACATTTCTTGTGAGACGTGGACATGCTGTTCCTCTCCGGTGGCCGGGTTGATGGAGTAGAACGTCATCAGCCCCAAGGGATCTTGTTCTCCAGCCTCGTTGGTTGCGCGTTCGATGCGCGTAATTTTGCCAAAAGCTCCGGAGGCGTTCAGGGCTTCTACTGCCACGGGGTATTGACCCATCATGGCGGCTTTGGCCCCCTGGGAGATCATCCCGAGTGATTGCGCCTCTTTGGCTTGCTTGGACATCCCGCGGTATTTCCTGGCGAGATCCCCACGGCCAGCCTGTTCTGCGATGTTAGCCAGGTTTTCAAGACGATCTGCGTCGGTCGCTCCAGGCACGTTGGCCTGGGAGATATCTTGCTCCTGGTTCTGCTGACTCATTTGCCGCTTGGCTTGGGATCTTTGTAGATCCTGCCAGTCCTGTTCCCGTCTCATCTCCTGACCCTGCACGATGCCCTGGGCACCCTGCACCAGCGCATTGCCAAGTCCACCCTGCACCAGGGGACTACCTGCCAAAATGTCACTCAGGCTAGCCATGTCGTCTCCTACTGGTTCAGGAAATTGGTTTGCGAAGTTGGCCACTCGAACATGGGCTGGCCGTTGGCATTTTGTTCGAGCGTGTTCCAGGTATCAGCATAGCCACCGCCAAAAGATGCTTCAGGGGATGGGGATACCATGGGAGATGGGGACACGACTGAAGGAGCGCCTGGGCCATTCGCCCATGGGCCGTTCTGCTGCTCCAGGTTGTTTACGGATTGCTGAACACTACGGTCCTCCCACTGCTTAGCGACCGAATCACCTTCTGGCTTCATGCTCTTGCCCCAGATTTGGCCCAGTGTGCCAAGACCGGCACCAACACCCTGCCATCCAGCCGCGGCCGCTCCGGCAGCCTGACCCATGCGCCCACCCCAGAAAGCACCCTGATTGGCATTGCCCTCCATGACAGCACCGGCCTGTTGGGGCATCTGGCGGCCAATGGCGGCCAGCCGCATGCGTAGATCGTCCCGGCTTTGCAGGCCCTTGGACCAAGCGTCTGCCAGTGATGCCACTCTCCCGCTTTCCAGGGTGGCCCTGCTGCTTCGATCCAGCCCACTACCAAGATTCCCTGTCTTAGCCATGTAGCGTTCCAGGTTTCTCCCGGCGTCATCGAACCCTGTCTGAATCTTCGCCCAATTCGGCCCGATATTCAGAGGGCCTTCGCTTTGGGCTTTCTCTCGAAGGGGTTCTAGCAGGGGCTTGTCGTACATGTTCAGGTAGTCTTGATACTGCTGCTGCCTGAATGCCATGTCCCGATCCATGGCTTCCTGTTGGCGATTAGCTGCATCTCGTGCGGCGCCCTGGGCCTGATTGGCCTGATAGGCGCTAACTAGAATACCCGCTGCTCCTACGGCTGCTGCTGGCATGATAATTTCTCCACTCGTGAACGATCTGGTTCGTCGAAATGGATTATCAGGCCTCCGACCATGATGGAATCCGGTCCTACTACATCCATTCTAGGATATCCGTTGAGCCGCGCATGCTTGTTGTAGAAAGCGCAGGCATTCCCAAGAAAACCCTTCATGCCCATCAGACATACCGCGCCGGCCAGGTTTTTGAAATAGGAATCCACCAGAATCTCTTTGAACTCCTCCGGGGCGAACTGGTGCAAGGCATCATCAGCATAGGGCCAGCGATCAAGCGTCAACTGGTAGTTCCTTAGAATGTCCCCATCTGAGATACGAACAAACTGCATCTGCCTGGCGAAAAGATCAGAGGCCTTGTCGGTCGTCTGGATGCGCGTCAGCACTTCCGAGGCGGCCAGTTCCGCAAAGCAGAACCGGTACATCCGGCGGACGATGTCAACGCTTCCGGCGCCCCTGCATGTCTTTTGGAGACAGGTGTGGAGCTCGACGGTGAAAACGTCATAGGGGTCAAGAATGAAGCACCCGTCCCCTGATTCCAAGATCAGGACGAAAACCTTGTGGAAGTCTGGTCCTATGTCCAGCGGGCCAACGTCGAGCCCAAGGGTCGCGCCCGGATAGACGTCCGGGTGGTTGAGAATGGAGTTGATGGTCTGGATGTCTTCTTGTGTGGCCACTCTAAGCATAGTAGGTCACCAATTCTAGGCCTGTCCCAGTGCTGTTGATCTGTAGCCAGGCGAGTTTCCCGCGAGGAATGGCGACCCCTGTGTCTGCCGGGTCCGCATTCTTGAGCGCGACAGTTACGGTTGCGATCTCGTCAATGCCTTCCGTGTTGTTGAAGAAGACGATCTTCTTTGAACCGAGAACGGTTTCAAGTCTCCACGGTAGGTCCAGGTCCCCGTAGAGTTCGACATATTGGAAACTTTCGTCGAAGGTATCCTCCGGCATCCAATATGTTGTTCCGCCATTCGTGGGGCACGATACCAGAATTGCTTCCATGCCTCCAATTTGAACCGGTAGTTCCATCGCGTCAACAACGGCCAGGTCATCGCTGTCGATGGCCGGGAGGCCGTCCGCGGGGTCTATTTCCAGCCCGACCATTTTGAGCATGCCCACGGAAGATTCTGGATCAACGGGGTCAACCCCGCCGCCAGTCAAACCCGGTGTTGACGATTGGGACGAAGCCGAAGACGCGCCTGAAGACCCAGCCGAAGATCCGACAGAGGCCGTGCGCGTCCCCTTTTCGACGCGGTCTATCCTCTGGCTGAGCGCCAGGAGCACCCGGAACATTTCCTGGAGGTTCATCCCCTGAGGAAGTTGCATCAGTCGTCTCCAGATGGAAGACCTTCGCAGAACGCCTTGGCCGCCAAAAGCTTTCCCTGTATGGCGATGTAAACCAGCAGTTTGTAGCCTGTCCGATATTTCCTGGGCAGATTCAGGCGCCGCGGCCGGGTGGATCCCTTGGCGAGTTCCAACATTCCGCTTGCCACGAAGCGATCATCCACCCACACCAGCACCATGGCCCGTCCTTCTCCGTGGACTTCAATACACTCCCACACCTTCATGCGAGTGGGGTCCTCGGCAGTCAGAGGCCCAACCAGAATGGACCCGGGTATCAGGGCCCCCTCTTCGTGACTCATTTCGGCCAGGAAAAGAGAGCCGTACGGACTCAGGTCCTCAAAATCACCCATGCCATTGTCCGGGTCCAACTGGACTTCGATGATCTTGGGCAGAAGAGAGGGGTCGTAACTCATGGGAGACTCACGAACAAGTCTATCGTTATGGTCGGATCCCCCATTATGGGGTCGCCCTCACCATCATATCCAACTGGAACTTGTATATATTCTCCGTTTAAGTAAAATTCAAACCTATAATAATATGATATTGATTCTGCCCCCAAAACAACGGTGTTGTCTAGTTCTGATCCTAGTTTTTCCCATTGCTTCTTGGTGTAAGTCCCAAGCAATGTTTCGTTTTCATCTCCATCTTTTTTGTAGTACAGTTTGAAACTGTCGAAAGATGCTGCCGGGTAACAATAGATTGTGTTCAATATATTACCGTGGTGATTACCTGAATCTATTGTTTGATCCACATCACTGACGCCAGGTAATGCTTCCGTGAGAACATCTATCTTGGCGCCGCCTGTCGGAGTGTAATCTATATGATACACGCCAAACCCGTTGGTGAATGTTCTTGGATTTTGGAGCAGTAGAAATGCCTGACCCCTCTCGGTCACATGAGCAGCCCTCGGCCTAAACCCAAGGAAGGTGATTGGATAGCCGCTTTTTGAGCAATCAACAACCACCATGCCGTGATAACCGTAACGATCTCCGTTAATATAATAAAGATAGTATTTACCCTTCCAATAGAAGGACCGGATATCTTCAAGCGGACCCACTTGCGTGAGCGTGCTGTCGATATGACGCTCGCCCCGTTCTGGGTCTGCGGCCGGCATGCCTTTGGTGAGCTTGGCCCAGGCCGCACTCATGCGGGTTGGAACCATCCAGAACGGAAACTCGTCCTGGAAAGAGCTCCCTGCCGTGAGAAGAGAGCTTTCGATCCTTCCCTCGCTGATGGGAACAGAACCGTTGATCTCTGGTTTCCAGGCCATGAGTCCGCGCTTGGTCAGGTGGATGAGGCCGGCAGGAGTAGGCTGGGGTGTGAATGGACCTACCAGGCCATCCTCGGCTAGGGTCTTGTTCGCAGACATGGAGGAGGGGTCCTGCCCGTCCATTCGGTGGGTGCCGTCTGTGCAGTGAACAAGGAGCGTCCCGGCGTAAGAGGACAGCTGGAGAGGCTCGCTCGGGAAATCCCACCGGTAGGCCTTGGGGAACGCGCCGGGGCGATTGATCGGACTCGCACACACGGTTCGATCCACGATGCCCCACAGGCTGTTGTTGTGCAGGGTGAGTCTCCGGAGATTCACCGGGGGAAGATCGTGAACGACGTGGATCTGGACCCCAGAGGCATTGGTCTCGTAGTAGTCGGTTGAGCAGGTACCGCCAAGCGCGTCCGCAGGCTTCGAATCCAAGACCTCCACCACGGAAAGGTCATATTCCCCTTGTTCCGAAAAGGAACCGCCAACATCGCCGCGGCTGACATATAGGCGCCATTTTGAAAGGTACTTGGCGGCATCGACGGCGGTCTGGAACACACCCGTAGATGAAGCCGAAGCTGTGTCGTTCAACTCTGTGAGAACCTTGATTTTGAAAGAATCGGTCGAGGCATCTTCTTCCAGAGTGTAGTACCCGTCCAACTCAAGGAAACTACCCAGGCGGACAAGGTCACCCTTCTCTAGCACCGTGTCGAACGGGAAGGCAGGGTCGAAGGTGACAACCGTTTCAACAGTTTTGCACAGCCACCCCCAATAAGGCGTGCCGGATATGGCCTGGGCCTGGGTTGGCCAAGTGATATTGGTGTCCTTCTTGATGGTGAACACATGTGTCTGGCTCGTGTCCGTGGTCGGGATATCATGATCCTCGCCAGGAGTGTCGGATCCGAAGTCGAGATAGAAGGTGTCTTTCCCGACTGTGCCCTTCCATTTGTCGTTCAGGTAGACGTGATACCCATCCGGCTCTCCGGCGCAGCTCCACCGCACAACGGCACGCTTCCCGCCAGCAGTCGTCAGTGTCGATTCATCCGACTTCGTTCCTTCCGCGGGTGCGCCCCCTGCGATGCCATCGCCATCCGCGAATTCTCCGGTTGGATCCGCATACCCAAGTCCTCGGAACGGGACAATTCTCACGCGCAGAACGGTCCCGACCGTGAACGGATCTGGGGTCGTCTCGCTGCTGTCGATGAACGCCGTGATGGTCGGTTTTGAGAGCGCGTCGGCGAAGGTGCTCACGTTGTAGATCTGGTTCTTGGTATTCGTGTCTGTTCCGGTATCCGCGGCCCCGTGGCGGGCAACGATGCCTACCTCGTCTCCGGTTTCGAGCGAGTGCGCGGTACTTGTGGTGATGACCATGCGGCCAGACACACGTTGATACCTGCCTGTAATGGTGTCGTCCCGCGTGGTCTGGGAAAGGTCTATGGAAAGAACATCTACCGTGTACTGGGGATAAATTGTCTGCCCTTTGAACAGGCCGTCAAAGGTCGGATACCTTGTGATCTTCCTGCCCTTGAAGGTGTTCAACGGTCCAAAGGTTGGGCTTGGCCCGCTCTCTTCTTCGTACCCGTTGACCTTTCTGATGTAAGTGTAGAAATACCAGAAGACATTGTCTTCGTCCAGTTGGTTGGCGAACTGACCAACGGGAGACTTTGATCCTGAATCAAGAAATTCGGTCTCGCTCACATCCAGTTCGTCGATGATTTGCTCATGGCCAGAACTGCGTCCGTAGATGACGATCTTGACCACATCCTCAAGGGTGACCTTGTTCCACTCCAGCCTCACCGCGCTCTTGTCTTTCGTCGAAATAGTCACCTGGCCGCCCGGCCTCGCAAGCCCCCACTTTGTTCGATACCCAATCCTGTAGGTTGCGCTTCCAGCAGAAAGACTGCCTGCGTTTTCGACCAGCGTTGCCTCTACCCTGGTGGGGCTCATGGCGTCGGTCTCGGCCACCAGCGGCGCCGCAATGGGCCGGATGGTCCCCAGCTGGGCCTGAACCCCATCAACGATGATCTGCGGAATCAGGCCCTCTTCCTTGAAGTAGAGTCTTTCCTTTCCGCCCACGTATTCCGCTGCCCAGTCTCTCCGCAGCGATGAGAACCACCAGCGCCCCCTGTACTCGAAGATGTCAACGATTCCATCGTCAACCTCCTGCCGGAACACGGGGGCCCTGTAGCTCCTGGCGGTGATGCCCTCAAGATCAACGTTGTCAAGGATGACCGCATGCCCTTGCCCGATCAGGCTAGGGTCCGTGACGGCGCTGACGCCTTTGGTGAAGTCGATCCTGGGGATGCTAGCCACGACTATCTCCTGCACTCAATGAGGTAGTTGGCAGTCCCGGCCCTTGCAGGCCAGCGAGAAGATTCCGTTCTTACCGTGACCACCAGGGTATCCGGATTGACAGACGCATAGTGATACATCCAGTTTGCCTCGGAACCATCGTAGTGACTGATGTTATTTGCCGACACCATCAAAATTTTAACTTCGCTAAGATCGGCTCTCGTTCCATCGGCGTACAGGGGGAGTTCAATGGTCTGGCCATCGGTGATGGTTCCGTAATCCGAGGCGATATTATTGCTTAGGCTAGAGTTGGACCCGGCCCCAGATACAAGCTCGGTGATGTAGGCCTGAAGACTTGCGTCCCTGTCGTCCAGCTGTTCCGTGACCCAGGTCTTCGACGCCATCTCCGCGCCTTCCAAGGTCATGGTCCCTGTGAATGCAGGGTCGTCTACCGGAGCAAGCCCGTGTGCTCCGGCTATGGGCCCCAGCATGGTTCCGCCCGCCACCGGTAAGAAGCCGTCGTTTTCCTCGGTCCAGGAACCCTTCTCGATCCAATCCCCAGTGGGGCCTCTCTGGGCCTTGGTCCCGTTGTCCCTCAGCCATGTGGTTCCAGGCGTGGTATCTGATGGCGCATCAGTTTGCTGGTACGTCTTTACTTCGGACATGAACGCCTCCAATGAGTTGATAGAACTGGGCCATAAACCTGTCTGCCTTCGCCAGATCCTTGCGTGTTCCGTCTTGACTGTAGAGGTAGGCGGCGGCGGCGAACACCAAATGCTCGTGATGAGCGGTTGGAATCCTCTCGTCGGGCTCGGTCTCAGCTTCGGCATCCATGGGGCTCGGCTTTTCCAGGATGCCAATGGTCATTTCGGTGCCATAGGTGAACGGGTGAACGGCCAGCTTGGTCGTTCCAGACCAGTTCATCCAGTACCGAGATGCGCCATTTGGCCGGTCTCTCCAGAGTGGATCTCGTTCGTCCATCTGGTCTTTGGTGGTTCGGCGCAGGACTCTCATGCTGTCTCCTCCACGTCCACGTAGGATGTTCCGCGCACGGTCTTGCGGTCAAGGGTCACGGCCACCGAAAGGGTGACTCTGCCGACCGTGGACCTGGTGACGACGATGGAATTGGTCCCCTGCCCGCTGGCGATCACACCGCCGGCCACGGACCACAGGTAGGTAGCCCCAATCTGCTCATCGACAGAGGCGGTAAACGGGGTGCTGTCCAGGTACCAGGGCCCTACAGAAATGGTTGCTTCAGGGTTGGATTCGTCTTCCGGAGTGATGACGCGATCCACATCCAGAACGCCCGAATCGCTAACCGGGTCTGGCCACGTCAGATCGAGATACCCGTTCTCGTCTACATCAACCTGGACCTCGGTGTAGGTGCAGTGTGTGGCTTCAGTATAGCGATCCTGGGCCCAGTTCAAGGCGTCGATCACCTGGTCCTGGTCCCACCCGTCCGAATTGTCTTCATGCTCAACGTCCCCAATAAGTTCGCGCAGCCTGGCTTCGAGTGTGGTTAGATTCATGGCGCTACTCCTGGGGAAGCCAATCGTTCATCATGCGAACAACACCGCTCCCTTCCATAGCCATGTGGCATAGACCGGGAAGTTCGTTCTTGTAGGAAGCCAGATAGGTTTGAGACTTGGACAGGTTTTGGCCCTTCCCGTCGATTTCGAACAGCAGGTACTTCGAATAGGCCACCAGGGCATCCTCGAAGCGGTCTGGGAATTCGATTTCATCAGGAACAGACTCTCTCCCTGGAACCCATGTGATGTCCGCCCTCAGCCCGTATTGGGAATTGGATGGGCACTCGAAGTAAACATAGTTGTCCAGCTTGGAACACCAGACGTAGGGCTCTTGTGTCTCGTTGGTTTCGGGCGCCTGGGGTTTGGCTTCCTGGTATAGTTTCAGGTCCCTGTCGAGTTTCAGCCACTTCTCTAGGTCTTCCTCCCAAAACCACACAGCCTCGATGCTTCTGATCTTTCTCCCGGCCGGCAGTTCCAATAGCACATTCCATTCGTTTTCCTGGATGGTGAATGGAATGGTGTCCTTCAGGACTCCTGTGTCCCTTGCGACCTTGATGGCTGCCTCCAAAAGAGCGCCCTCCACGGATCCCGGGAGGGCGTCATCTCTCAAGACAGACACACGATGGAAAATTTCGGTGAGTCTCACGGCCATGCTGCTCTCCTTGTTCCGAGTTTAGGGCAGGCCGGGGAGGACTGCACCTTAATTGTCTTCGCCTTCGTCTCCATCTTCCGAATCATCCGCGATGCCAAGCTGAGCCCTGGTGGAGGCTTCACTCTCTCGCTCTGCGGCGATCTGGTCAATCAGGATGGACCTGGACTGACCCTCGTCCCTGATCCCATATTCGGCGGCGATATCCATGACACGCTGGCGAGACATGGAGAACATCCTTTTGAGAGGGATCTTGAGCAGGTCGTTCGACTTTTCTTTCTCGCTCACCATTTCCTCGCGTTCCATGGTGAAGCTTTTGGGATCTGATTCGGCTGCGTCAATTAAACGCTGCCACAGCGCCCCGGAAACATCCTTGATGCCGATCACACGGGGACGGCCTGTCTTGGTCTCAACCGACTTGAGACAGACGATGCGGACGACTCGCATTTCTTTGGTTGCCATCATTCCCTCCGGGAAGATGCAAGGGGGGCACGAGGCCCCCCTTGTCTAGGTTGTGGGATTAGTAGAAGTTGCAGACCTGACCGACGAGGAAGCCAACGTCGATGACGCCGTCCGTGGGGACAATGGTGCCAGGATTCACGTTGATGTCAAGATCGGCCGCCAGGAAAACAGGCATGGCGGCAACATCGAACATATCGCCCGTGGCCTGAACAGCCATGTAACAGGTCCCTTCGGCTGCGGCAGGGTCGACGGAATTGATGATTTCCTTGGCGCCTCCATCCTGAATGCCGATGTTGGACACGCCGATGGTCGTGCAGCTCTCGATGATCTCGGCACCGGCACCGAGGACGATCATGCCCTTCTTGAGGGTGCCGATGGTAATGAGATCGCTTCCGGTGTAGGTGGAGTACTTGGCATAGACTTCAGCTGCGTCGAAGCGGAAAATGACCGTTCGAGCAGGAAGTCCGCTGACGTTCATCCCGCCAGAATCGCCATGGGTGAAATCGTAAGTCGTCATGTTAGTTCCTTTCTTGGTTTCGGATTAGGTTTCGTGGACAAGTGAGGCGGTGCGCTTAGATCGTGGGCCACTTAACACTGATGCAGATGAGCATCGGGGGCTTGGTGACCTTGTACCCATACAGGCACATGCCACGGATGACATCGCCCATTTCGTCGGGGTTGCGGAGGGTTTCGACTTTCTTGTCCATCTGCATTGCCCAAGTAATGGCCCGCTTGTGGCCAACGAGAATCTGAGTGTAGCCTGCCACTTCGGCGAGTTGGTTGCTGAAGTAGGTCTTGATGCCGCACACGGGACGGGCGACCTTGCCAGTGACGTAGGTGGACTGGAAGCCGGTCCCCATGTCCTGTGCCTTGGTTTGGGGCCCAATGCCAAGCAGGTACATGGCGTCGTAGGAAGCCACGGACCACAGCTGGTCCATTTCGCCTTCCACGTCAACCTTGTTCTTGCCGAGCAGCATCAGGGCCTTCATGTAGGCCTGGGCGAATTCCTCGGGGTCGGGGGTGGTGAGTTCAAAGGTTTCTCCGGCCGACGCATAGACGGTTTGGAGCACATCGGCACTCATGAACACGTCCATATCCTTGCTGGCGCCACTCAGGAAGTCGCGCTGAAGGTTCATGTCGGACTGAAGTTTCTCAACATCGTCGATGGCAAGATCGAAACCTGCGGTCTTGTCGAGAGCGATGGGGATGCTCGTGTACTTCACACGGTCCCGCTTGCGGGTCTGGCCAGGCACAACACGGTGAATGGGAATCGTGGGGATCTCGCGCACGTAGATCGTGTCGCCGGGGCCCTTGGCTTCGTTCTCCCAATCGCTGTTCGTGATTTCTTTCAGGAAGGTTCGGTCGTAGAGATGGACATTGAGCTTGGTGGACCAAATGTCCGGGGTGGTGATGCCTCGATCAAGCTGGCCCGTTCCGGCACCAGCAAGCGCCGGGGTTTTGTAAAGGGCTTCGTTGGCCATGACGTTCTCCTGGTATTACTTCAGGGTTTGTAGGGTTGGTATCGCGCCCCTGCCCTCGCTAATAGCAGCCACTTCACCCTCGTGGAGTTCGCGCATGAGAGCGTTTATCTCCTCGAGAGAATGGTTGCGCCTGTTGATTGTGAGCTCCCTGTTGATCTCGGCCAACCGGACTTTGGTCAACGGCACGGGACCGGCGGATACGTTTTTGGGTGACGATGGGATGCGCCTCGGTTCCGTGGACATGAGCCCTGGATCCGGTGTTTGTGCTTGGGGTGCGGGCGCGGACTGCCGCCTGGAATGGAAATCGTCGAGAAGGTTGATGATTTTTTCTTGGGGATAATTCTCGGGATATTCCAGCATGTCCAGGACGGTGCTTTGTATGTAGGAAGCCATGGATCCCACAAAGTCTCTAAATTCTGGAGACTGGATGATCGCCCCGGCCTTCGGGTATTTGTCGAAGACTGGAACCAAGTGTTTGGAACGCTTCTCTTTCAGGGCGTCCTGTTCGGTCTGCGAATCAGCCTGCTTGAGGATGGGATCCAACTTCTTCAATTTCGGCTCTACGTGCTGTGCCAGAGACTTCTGGATGAATTTTTCCAGCCCCGGGATCATGTCACCATAAATATCAACAAATGACTTAAAGTCCTCGTCAGACTCAAGATCCTGCGGAGAGGCTGGCGGTTTGGGTGCTGTTTTCAGTTCATTCAGAAGGGTTGTCAGCTCGTTGATCTGGTTGCGGGCCTCTGCAAGTTCTCGCTGGGTGGGTGTCACCCTGCCAAGGGCCGCGGACAAATCGTTTTCGAGCTTCTTGATCTGGTCCTTCAGCGTATGGATGTCGTCTCCGGTCGGCGCTTGCGACACTGGCGCTTGGGGTGCCGCTGGCGCTTCGGACTGATCCGGATTTTCCGGAAGACTGACATCCTTCTTTTCCTCGCCTGCTTCGTCTGCGGTTGTGGGCTGGGCAGCCCCCGCATCCGGCTGAGACCCGCCCAGGGAAGCCAAGTACGCACGTTGCCTCTCGATGAAGCTGTTGCTCGTAGTTGGCCTAGAGCCCTGCTCCAGGTCTGTTTCTGCGGCCTCCGGCCTAGGTTTTGACATGAGATTTTCTCCTTGGTTGGTGTGGCTACTTTGTAGGCACCCTATAGACTGAAATTATTGCCTAATCCTGGGTAGGAGCAAGATTTTCTTTGGCGCATTGCCTGGTTTGTACGGTTCCAACCAGCCCAAGCAGGTACCGTATTTCCTTTCTGGCACCCTGGGACGTGGCCACATCCTCAAAATTCATGGCCCTGTCGTATTTTCTGGCTTCGTTTTCATACCGCAGGTGGTACAGGGCCAGAAGCGCCTGGCCCCCCGGTGTTACCAGAAGTCTGGATGCCATTTCCTCCAAGTCCTCCACCGGTCTTGCCAGCAAGCTTTGATCCAGCATTGATCGCCTCCAAGGTCGCATAATCGCTTTCGGTTGGGGTTGCGGCTGCGTGTTCTGCGGCATGGCCAAGGATCATGGCCGCGGCCTGATCCGCTTCGTCTCCGGGATTGAACACACCCAGCATGGGACCGACCTTGCGCCCAACGGCTATCTTCATGGCAAGCGCGGTATCCGGGATTTCTCCGAAGAATTTGAGAGCGGCATCTTTTTCGGACATTTGAGGCTGGTACCGTGCTTGGGCCTGGGCGATTTGATCCGCCGTCTGGACCTGCATGGCTTGTTCCTGCTCGGCATTGCGCTTCTTTTCTTCGTCGGAGTAGATGAATCCTTCTTCTTTGAAGCCAAGTTTGTCGAACAGCCACCGGTAGATGCGGCGCTTGTCCATGTCCTTGGCGGCTTCTGGATCCTGGGCGATCTTGCCCAGTGCGTCCACGACGCGCTCAGTCATAACCTCATCCGCCATCACGCTTTCTGCGCCCATGGCTACGACTTCAAAGTCTCCCTTGATGGTGTCATCAGTGGCCCATTGCATGTTCCAGAAGTACATGGATCGGATCAACGGTTCGGTCACATAGCGGTCGATGTTCCTCTGAACATTGCGGGTGGGTGCGTCTGACCAACTCCCAAGCATAGACAGTCCGCTGCTCGTCCTGTGAATACCTGATGCCGTTGGAGGCGTCACAGTGTCCGGCATGGATGTGGACTCCTGGATGTTCTTGTTGGCGATCTCGGCGATCTGCCGCAGGTAGGGCGTCGTGTTGGGGACACTGAAGAACGACACGGGCGGCAACGTGGACCGTTCCACATCCTCGGACGCGAACATGGTGCCGCCGCGGAGAATCATGTCCTGGTCCTTCACGCGGCTCTTGTCGTACCAGCCGATGGGAAGCGCAGAAGCGCCCATGTTGTCCATCATGGCGCGGTAGACGGTGTTCAAAACGGCGGCCCAGTCGGACATCATCCAGGCGATACCCTGCCCGAACAACTTCTTGGGAACCTTTTCGTATGGGGCCACGTAGAACGGGAGCCGTTTGGGCTGGAGAGGCGCCACGCTTGCCTTGAGAACGGCATTCCCGCACGTCCAAATGTTGGCGATCACGACTTCATCAGGATCGTAATCAACCTCTTCCCATGCCAGATTGGCCGGATTGAACTTCTTCTTCTTAGGGACGGTTCCGCCGCCCTTTTCAAGCTCGTCAACCGTCATGAAGCCCCACCATTCCAGGAACACCTGGCGCTTCACCAGGGAAGAGGGGTCCTGCTGGGTGTTGGCGGCCTGGATGCCTTGTTCCCAGGTTTCAGGAACCCACTTGCCTTCCTGGGTCCTGATGACGCGCATCACGTTTTCCTTGAAGAACCCGGGCTTGTCCAGGTAGTCATAGACTTCGCTGCTGTTGAGAACGTGCCGTGTGATGGCGTAGTCCAGCTTTTCGACACACCATGCCCCGGGACTGGGATACCAATCCCAGCACGAGACATGGACAACCTCTGGCCGGTAGGTCACAAGGCCGTCGCTGTCAAAGTAGGACCACACCCCACCCCTGCGTGAAAACCTTCCTCCTTTGTGAGACTTGGTCAATGGACCCTTGAAGATCATGGTTCCGTATAGGCAAAACTCAGCAAGGCCTTCGTCATGATGGACAGGAAACAACATCTCCTGGAAGTCGTCTTCGATCTTGCCCTTCATTCTCGCGGCGCGGTCAATGGCCAGTTTTTTGACGCTGTCCATCAGGTCTTCCGCGCTCAATTCTGCGGCGATGATGCTCGCCAATGGTTGATTCCGCATGGAGGCCAGAGTGTCGGAAAGATGGCTCTTCAGTTCTTTTTCGCCGAACTCTAACAAGGTGGGCTGCTTGGTGGGCTTCAGGTCCCACTTGAAACCAATCTCCCGGTGTCTGGCCATGGCCGCGGCGACCTTGGTACGCGTGATCTTCATGGTCACCTTGGAGCGCAGCGCCATGGCTCTTTCGTTGGCGGGGCGCGGTGCCGTGCCACAGAACTGCTCATGAACTTTTTGCCAGATATCCTCGTCGTCCCTCCGGTAGTCCCTGGCTGTCCCAAAGTCCGAATTCACCCGAAGCGCAAGGGCGTCTGGAACTGTAGACGCGATTGGCTCCAACAACCCCCCACCCTGGGGGGTTGAGTATGCGTCAAACTCCTTGGGAGCCACGGCTGGCGTAGAAAGTGCGGTATCAGGTTCCATTGTGTCTCCCGTTAGTATCCCGTGTAGGGGTCAAGGATGGGTGGCGCAGTGCTCCGCACTTCTCTCTCACGGTAGTCCTTCGGACGGGCCTTGTCGATATCCCAAAAGGCATATCTTGTGGCGTCCATCAGGTGGTCGTTCTTTTTTCTGGGGACCGGATTCCCGGCTGAATCCACCTTCTTTTCGTCCCAGATGTAGTCCTGCCACTCTTCAACCCAGTGTCGGCAGTTCTTGAAAACAAAGAATTTCCCTTGCATCATGGCGGTATAGAGCTTGCGTATCCCGTCTTGGACATTGTTGTAGGCAAACTTTATCTCCCAGTTTTCCCCAAGTCCTTCGCGGTATTCCTTGATGATGGTCCCGTGATCCCGGTCGCTCCGTTTGGAGCTTGGGTCTATCCGGACCGGAAAGCGACCAACCCTGGATCGTATGGCCGCACAGGCATTAGGGACCAGGGTCCCAGGAAGCACCAATTCGCGCACGCCGTAGGTGATATCCGCATTCACGTCTCTCATCAACAGCATGCCCGCCGTAGTTCCGGTCGTCGCTACGTCCCATCCGAGAATTCCAACATCGTATCGCTCAAGTTCAAACGGGTTTATAAGTAGATACTTTTGGTCCACAGGGTAAATCATGCCGCTTGCCATGGTTGGCATGCCGGTGGTTCTGGCCTCGACCTCATGTGGAAGTAGGCCGGCAACCAGGTCTTTCTTGTCCTGCTCTGTGAGGTGGGGGACATCGGCCCATCCGATGATGACCTTTTGGACCACTTCATGGTCCATCTCGTCGAACAGCCACTTCACAAGCTCGGTTCTGCCCTTCAGCGGTGTGAATGTGATAAGCATAATGCCGGCGGCCTTGTCACCTGTTCCCGCGGTTCGCATCTTGTTCTCAACGAACACATCCCAGTCACATTCTTCGTCGATCCAGATCACCTGTTTGGCGTCACCCTGCATGGCCTCGCGGCCCTGAGTGTTCGCCATCATTTCACACACACTCACACCGCCTGTAATATGCTTAACCCATACAGTAGACACAACATCTGTCATGCCTGGGTGCATAGTGTGGTCCACGATCAGATCCTTTGGAATCATCCCGGTTCCCATGGCAAACCGGATGTCTCCCATCAATTCAGCCTGCATGACCTTCCGCAGTTGTTCAAACGACACAGCTACGCATCTGGCCTGAATCGGTCGGAAGAACCGCTTCCCCTTCCACCAGTCCGGATACTTTCCGGTCAAATGACAGACCAGTTCAAAGGCGGCAGACATGGTCTTCCCAACACGATTAGCACCGAAAAGCGCCTTACATTTGCACTTGAATCCTAGCCACAGTGCTTGTTTCTCGTAGGGCTCATAAGTCTCGAACTTCTTGAACGAAAGGCGCCGCTCTTTCTCCTGCATCAAGAGCAAGTATTCTTGCTCTGGTGATATGGACTTGGTTGCTTCGTTGGAGAATTCGACGGAAACCAGGGGATCAACAGGAGACATTATTTGCTCTCCGGGTCTGGGATTTCTGGCAGAACGTCAATATATTCTTCGCCTGGCCTGATTTCACTCTCTATGACTACTCTGTTCTTGAGTGTTTCCAGTGCCTTTTCTGTGCCCAGATGTTCGACCAGGAATTTTTTCACCTTGGGGTTGTGGGCCAATTCCGCTAGGCGGCCATCCAGGGCGTCATCACTCATGCCTCGCGCATCCAGCCCGCCGCCCGTGAAGTTGTGGGTATTGTTGACATCCACCCGTTCTCTCAAACCCTTGTTGACGATTCTGGGAAGAACCTTGGAGGCAAAGTCTACTTTGACTTTCAGGAGTTTTGGGTCAACACTGTCCGCCCCCGGGCCAAGCACTTCATGAGTTACACTTTCAAGGAGTTCTAGCTGGTGGGCGTGATTCCACAAGTCCAACAGTTGTCCAAACTGCTGATCGGTCACACACCACCGCATGACCTCCATCAAAGAGGGCCACCATGTTGGATCTTCCGGGTGTTCGGCTCTTTTGCTATCAAGGATTTCTACCAGGGTATGACCCTTTTCAAGCAGGATCTTGATTTCCTGCTTCAGTTCTCCGGTCGTCATGGCACCGTGTTCCCAGAGGACCATGACTCCATCGGTTTCCTGGATCTTCCTTGGCGCCTTGGGAATCTGTTTGACCCATGGGCGTGTGATCCCGCCTGGGAAAACCGGAGCAGTCGGCGTCAACGCCACGCCAAAATCAGGCAATTTTTGACTAGAGTCCAATTCACCCATGCCCTCATGATACTGCAAAAGATTCCTCAATGCACAACAAAGCCGCCCTTGGGCGGCCAAGTGACGTTTATCCTTGTGTTTGGGCGGGGTTGATAAACGGCAAAATCGACTACCCCATGGAATCTTTGGTCTAGGACTCCATCTCGTCCTGCACAATTTTGGCTAGGACTCTCCCAAGGACCGCGTAGTCAATTCTTGACCCAGGCTGAGCACCACACAGGTCCGCAAGATATTCACTCACATTGGCATCAGCGAAGGCCCTTAGAAGGTGGGCGAGATTTGACCGAGCAGACAAGAGATCGCTGTACTCAAAGGCGGTATTCAAATGCAATTCGGCCTCTTCTGTGGACCACCCCAGGGCAATTCTGGCGTCTTCCATGAACACCGTCATCTCGTCAGGTTTCAGTAGAGCCCTACCCGGATGGAGACTTTGGGGCCTAGTTGGATCGTCGATGGGATCAATCCCGCCACAACCGTCATACAACGTCTCTTCTCGCATGGGCTACTCCTTCACGACGTACCAATCTTCCGCCAGCAAATCGGTCTGGCTGGCCAGCCACGGAACAACGCTCCTGTTGACGGTGAGCATGTCGATGTGGGCGCAATACCTGACGGTGGATCCTGGCCTGAAGGTGGAAGACAGGGGGCGCCCCTCGACCACAATGATCTGGGCGGCGGGGACCATGAAGATGAACATGCCCTTCCCGTTCCACCCGGACCTGGCCACTTTGTCTCCCTTTTTCAGGAGTTCCAGGGCGGAACTGAATCCAAAGAGATGGGTCAGAAGGTTCATGTCACTTCCCCAGGGTTTCGTCCAACATTTGCTGGACCAGTTTGCTGATTTTGAACTTGACCGTCCAACGTGCTGGAACATCTGAGTAGGAATTTGTGGGAGGGATGTAGGCCTTTCGGACTCCTCGATGATGGGGTGAGAAGTTAGCCAGTCCTCGAATTTCAACACGTTTCCCGTTTGTCCAGGCTTCTGTCATGGATTCAAGAAAGGCTGTGATGGCGCGGTCGGCCTGGTCCAGGGTAAGGCCAAGTTTGGCGGCCACTTCACGGGCAAGATCCTTCCGTCCCAACGTCTTGGTATCTGCATATCTTTCTTTGAAGGGCTTGGCGCTTAGGGCTAGTATATTCGACATTTTGTGGCTCCTTTGTTTGTGGTGGCTTGATTGCCGTCCTCGGTACAAGTCTACTTTGTTTTTAGCACACGGCAAGAAGGAACTTCACTTAGACCATGTTGTCGGGGTATTCGATTTCGGTCTGGGTGGGTTTGTACTCAACCTTGGATTCGTCCGTTTGCTTCTCGATCTCTTTGAAGGTGGTCGTCCCGCCATCCCAGAACAACGGAATCACACCTGTGGGGCCATCACGGTTCTTGGCGATCAGCAGTTCGGCCAACTTGTCCGGCTCTGCCGAGATGTCCTCGATCTTGGTCTTTCGGGCGATGAACATAACGACATCGGCGTCTTGTTCGATGGCTCCAGAATCCCTCAGATCGGACAGCTGTGGGCGCCCGTTGTTTCGGTGCTCGACTTCTCGGTTCAGCTGGGACAGAAGGACGATGGGAACACCCTTGTCTTTCGCCAGGAGCTTGCAGGCTCGGGTGAGTTCCCCGACGCGGACGGCCTCGGACTGCCGGGCTGCCCGGGCGTCGTCGGAGCTTGTGAGCAGCTGGAGGTAGTCCAGCACGATCAAATCCAGCTTCCCGCGGGACACGGCCATGGCGTGGTCAACCATGGAGTTGACATGGCGCATGGTGATGGATGCCTTGTCGTAGATCCAGATGGGCCTTTGGTCAAGTTCGTTCTTGGATTCGATCACCTTGGACAAGCCATGCCTGTCTTTTTTCTGTACCATCTCACGCAAGTTCACCTGGGAGTGGATGGAAAGCATGCGATTGGTGACCTCACCCTTGCTCATTTCCAGCGAGAAAACGGCCGCGGACTTACCCCTTCCGGTTGATCGAACAACCCAATTCAGGGCCATGGCGGACTTGCCTATGCCGGGCCTGGCCGCCAGCACGATCAACTGGCCGGGCTTCATGCCACCCAGGATGGCTGAGGTTCGGTCGAAAGACGGAATCCAGAGTCCATACTCACGCTTCCCCTCCATCCTTTCACACAGATCGGCGATTGCATCGTCGCTGACGTGGTGGAATCGCTCGATTTTCGAGTTGTCCCCAGTGGTGACCACCTTGGTCAGGAAGGTGCTTGCCTCGTCGATGATCGCATTCGACGGGGCCGACTCATCCGCAGACTTGGTCGTGATCGCATGTCCAAGCCTCATGAGCTGGCGCCGGATGCGTTTCTCGCGCAGGATCTTCACCAGAACCATGGGCCGGCCAACCTCTTCGGCACCAAGCAAATCCACCAGGCCAGGGTATCCGCCCACCTTCTCCAGGGTTCCCTGCTTGGCCAGCACGTCTTTCAGGACCAGGGGGCTCACTTCGTCCTGGGCATCCAGCACGGCCTGTAACGCGACGAAGACCGATCGGTGCATCGGAGAAGAGAAGTCCTCCTTCTGGAGCGTGATACGGCACTCTTGGGCCGCCAGGTCGTTCCCAGGCGCACACAATGTTGCCAAGAGGCTTCTCTCGGCCTCGATGTCTTCAGGAAGTTTCAAGTGGTCTTCGCTCACTGGACCCCCTGAAGATTGGGTTCCTGCTCAAAGAGCGCCTTCCGGTTCTGGATGGCCCGGTGAAGACGGACATCTGCCAGATAAGGTGGGGTTCCTCCGGCCTTGCCCTTCCCGAAGTAGTAGCGTGGCTCCTGGTTCATCTTGCCGGTTGTGATCCGCTTTATGGCCACGGCTTCCATTTCCTCAAGGGTCGCCGTCTTGGCAGCCAGGATCTCGGTCACACGGTCGCAGAATGGGGCTACTTCACACCGGATATGCCGGTGGGCCTCGTCGGAGTTCTCCCGTGTCTTAGGCCAGACATAGACCATACGGACGCACCAGTCCAGAACCTCCGGGGCATAGGCATCGGGAGCCCTGGTGACAGCCTTTGGCTTCCTAGGCTTCTTCCCAGCCTCCTTCTTTGGGGGTTCTTCCTTTACTTCAGCCTGGCCTTGGCCTTCCCCCACGTCAGTGGGGGGTAGGGGGGTACTATCTTTTACTGCTTCTGCTTCTGCTTCTGCCTTGGCGTTATTTTCTGTAACACTGTGTTTCACGGTGTTACATTCCGTTACAGAATGTGTTACATCCTTTAAATGCCTAGCCCTGAAGGCTCTCACGCGCTCCCTCGTCTGGTTCCGGATCTCATCCTCCGACCTCTTCTTCCTGTAGAACCCATGATTCAACAGTGCCCATCCCCCGGGAATGTCCATAATGCGCCGCCCCTCGAAGTCCGGCGTCCTGGAATACTTATCAGGAGATCTGAACAGTTCAAGGGCGCTTTCGCACTCATCTGTCTCAATGCCGGCCGCCTTGGCCAACCCAGGCAGGGACGCCATCACCCTCCCGTGTTGGTCCGCCATTGCCAGCATGGTCACCCAGCACACCTTTGTCTCATTACTCGCCTGCCAGATTGTTGAATGGATGATGCTGGAAAACAATTTTGTGTAGTTGTCCGACATATCACTTCCCCCGCATCGACGACAGACGCGCTCTGGCCTGCACCAGGGCCCCCAGGCTATCTTCCAGGGCATCACCCTCTCGGACCAGCCTCCTGGCCTCGCTCGCAAGCCTCAAGGCAGCTGTGACGTAGGCGTAGGCCTTCTCCAGCCGCTCCCGATCCGAAACTTCCTTGCTGTAGCATTCTTGCTCTTGCGCCGTGCTCCCAGGCATCTGGCCTCCGAAATAAAATTGGGCCACCCCGCCCGGGCGCAGTCCAGGTGCATCCACAGCGGACCGCTTCCACTGCTGCATCCATGGCCGGACGGGGTGATGGTTGATCTCATTAGGCTCCCACGCTGCACTCGCAGGAATCACAGTATCGTCCCAGGCCGAACCTCGCGCAAGAAAAACTCGCATGTGAAGTGAAAATAAAAGATGGACATAATGAAAATTCACAGACGGCCGGGGGGGGTCGGCCCCCGTGGGGGGGGGGTGTCCGTGCAGGCTCCGCGGCGCGTCCAATGGCGGTCGGCGTCCGCCGCGGTCCCAGCTTGCTGCTGCCGCCACCAGAAGCAAGCTGCCGCCGATACCTTGGGCTGGTCCTGCCACCCAACCCCCCCCCCGG